ACTACCGCCCCATAGGGATTTTTCAACCGTTTCAGGTTGATTCTGTACTATCTCGCCGAGATCGCCAGACTTTCGGAAAGCAGTGTCTTGCTCTACAAGTTCCACACGCTTACCAAATTCATTGAATTCACTTGATACTGTTGCAATATCTTTTGCAACTGCTTCAAATGAACTTTTTGCTGTTTCAATATCTACCTTTGAAGACTTAAGCATTTCTACTTCTGCCTGCAAAGAGTTGACCTTTGAAACTAGATCGCTAAAGGCTGATTCTAGAGTGTTCTTGATTTCAGCATCTGAGTCAACAACTGCTTCATCTGATTTAGATACTTCTATAACTTCTTCAACTACGTCAACTGCAGGGGTCTCTTCAGACTTTGCAATCTCTTCAGATGCTGGGGCTTCATCAGCCTTAACAACATCTTCTGTAGTTGTTTCAACTACTGCATCAACCTCTGGAGCGACCTCTGACTTTGTTACTTCTACCGATGCTTCTGTTTCAATAACTTCTGCAACTGCGTTTGTATTTTCTGTCATAGGACTTACCTCCTTGTTAATCTTAGAAGTATTAATGCCTTTAGCACTATCAACTAAGAATTTTATCATTGTTACTTTTTCGTTATCTGTCTTTTCAACGAAACCTATATTTTCCATCTGTTCACCAGTTACTGGGCTAAGTTCTGAATCATTTTCAGATGCTAAAACTATTCCATTTGCTTTATCGTAAAAAACATTTTCTAGGACTGTTGAGTCACCTTTAAATACATCTACTCCATCTACTTTTTCAACAGATACAATATTTGCAAACTGATTTGCTGGGGAATCTACAAGACTCAACTCAACTAAATCATATTCTTTAATAACTCTAATTTGTGTATCTGACTTTTCATCGTATGCGTCATCCCACTTATTCATTCTTCCGCCGATTGAAAAACCAGTCAACGTACCGTCTAAAACTTTTTCCCAAGTATCTTGTGCACCCTTTGAAACATATGCAGATACAAAAACACCTTTATAAAACTTTTTTGATTCTGGATCGAAATACTTATCTTCTTTAAAGTTAACCATCTTACCAACTGCTACTGGTTGGTGCATTTCTCTAATGTTCCCACGAAACTTTGCAAAGGCTGCCAGAGATGCTTCTGCTGTTACAATATCATCTTGCTTGTCAATGTTGTCAAGTGATGCAAAACCTGAGACGATTCGTCGCTCTTTATCTACCTTACTGAAAGGCATAGATAGGCGTAAGTTATCGCCATCCGTATTCCAATTTGCTTTTGAGATAATCATGGTTATTATATTATATACCCTTTTTTATTAAAGTATCACTATATGGACAAATCGGACAGGTCATCAAATTTTCTTCCTTCGCCCTTTGGATTTCTTCCACTTACTGTGGCTGATCCATCAGATTGGTTATTAGTTCTTTCTGTGTCCCGTGCCCTACTTGCATTGTCATTTGCTGCTTGTTCTGGCTTTGGGTCAAAGGGTTCGTTTCCTCCTTCAATCTGTGGAAGACCAAGAAGTTCTCTACCTTCATTTGGCATCATAACCTGTGTCTTGACAAGTCTTTCAATGATCTGTGATTGAGAAATTTCATCTGTAAGTGTAAGTTCATTAAACTTAAAATCTAAAATATCTGTTTTTTCTTTTACAATCTTGTTGATCATTTTTTCAAGATTTCTTTGGGCTGGCCTTGCAACCTGCTCTTTAAACGTTCTGTCTTGTGCAAGAGCAGCAGCGATTGCAGAAGCATCGCCTCCACCAATCTTAGATAAAGGAACCTGATGAGCAACAAGAATATCATCTCTGTTTTGTTTACGATACTCTTTAAATGATGCCTCTTGAATTCCATTCTCTACAGGATCCATCTTGAACTCTACCTTGTTGGTATCTGAATCTCCAGGAAGTGGTATATAAAGGGTTCTGTGGTTTTGTCCTTTTAGACCAGTCTGCAAGAACCTAAACATTTTATCTTCTGCCTCAGCAGATAACTTTGCACCCTTAAGCGTTACAACATACCTTGGTGTTGCCTTATTCTGGAAGTAGTCAATATTATATTGTGATGCAAGTTGATCTCCATGAAGTGATCCAATTGCAGACATAATATCTGGTACTCCATAAAAAGTATTTAGTGGTGAGTATTCTTTAAAATGAATAATCTCATTTGGACGTGCATCTGTTCCAAGTGGATTTGGATTAGTTGCTCCAAAGTTACGGAAGTAAACTACTTTGTTTGCAATTACTTGGACAAACCCATCACGAAGACGACGTACACGCATTGTTGTAGATGGAATATGACCAACATATCCAATGTCTCCACGAACTGTTCTTCCTACTTCAAGATAGCCATTTCCTGTTGCCTGTAAATCAGTAAAAACTTTTTCCATAGTTGTAGTAAAAGAGTCTTCTGTATTTAATGACTCTAGCCAATCACTTAGTTCAATTTTGGCTCTTTCAATTCTTTTACGTGCATTCTCTGCTGTCTTTGGTTCTGATGCTTCTAACTTGAGCATAGTTCTTTTAGAAACCTTAAATTCATATCCAAGGCCTACAATATTTTCAACTTTTGCATCAATCGCTGCATGGTTAGCAAATGATGTGTCATAGAAACCTGCGAGTTCGTATAAATTCCACGGTGGTGTGATAACATCAAATAAACCGTAAGCATTTCTAAAAACTGTTCCTGAGTTAATCTCTTTAGACTTTGCTCCGTCACGTCCTGTGCTTTCTGCTCTTGAACTGTCAATGTATGCTGGTGTGGCTTCTCCCTTTACAATGCGAGATGTTCTTCTTTTAAAGTTAGCATCTAAGCCCTGAAGTTCTTTAATTACATCCCATGTCTGGTTGAATGGATCTTGTTTTGTAAATGTATCATCTTCTGGCAATGGCGTATCTGTCTTTGCTCTAATAAAAAATTCTTTTTCTTCACTCATTAGTCATCACTTCCATACTTTGCAATAGTGTCCTTGGCTGCTTGTACTGCTCCAAGGTCGTTCATTGAAGGAATCAATCCCTCTGCTAATCTTTGCTTTTGCTCAGAGTACTCTTCTTCTGAGATTCTTGTTAGACCTGGTACGAAGATGCATTCTCCATCTCCTTCATCCCCGTAATATTTTGCTGCTTCTTTAAGTTTAGATATCTGAAAGATGTCGCCTTTCATTGATTCAATGTTTAAAATAGAACCAGTTCCATCTGTAAACCATTTACCGTTAGCCTTTTTGTATACATATAGGCCCCAGTCATAGTGCTTTTCAATAATTCTTGCACGGGACTCACCCACTTGCCCTTTCATTCTGGGCAATTGCTTCTTCTTTTTAGTTGGATCTTTAGGATTCATATCAACAAGTATACCACATTAGACAGCATTAGCCGTTATTTGTTTCGAAGTAATACCTTTATAGACAGTATATTCATACCCATTAACCGTAAATACCTTATCAGTATCAATAATAATCTTATTGGTTCCTGTATAACTCTTGTAGATTGTTGAAGGGTCTACTCCATAATAACTTGTTGAAGACAAAATCAAAACCCCATCCCACACAAATGGAGATGTTTTCCAGTAATCCCATTCAAGGGTAACTGGGAGAGAGTACTTAACTCCAAACCACGGTCTAAAGTCTACCTTTTGAACCTCTTGCAAGTTTGTTGATTGATAGTAGGATATTGCATTAAACGTTATCGGTCCATTTAGATTAATTGATCCAACTCTAGAACTAAAATCTAATAAGTTTGGAAAGGATATTCCTAAGAATCCCCACTCTTTTATAGTTATGACTGGCTCTTTAACAACTTTTCCATTCCAGTAAAATCCTATACCATCTTCTAATTTACCAGTTTTTACATTTATAGCATAAATCTTTGCTCGTTCTCCACTTGGGTGAATGGCTACCATATAAAACTTTATATGATTATTCCTTGATTGAATCTCAAATATTTCTGTTGGTGCGTATGGAAATGCATCCTGATCATATCTTATTGCTATCTGCATAGCCATAACTTTATAGTTACTAGACATCTCTTTATTAATTGGAATAGCCAGTCCACGGTTAACTGATGAATCGTATGTACCCTTTAATTCTATTCCAGTATATCTTGTTAAATATAGGTATGGAGAACTTCCCTTATAAATTGAAAAAGGATTTCTTTCTTTATAGTCATAATAGAATCCAGACTTTTTGTATGGATAGATTTCATTTCCAAATCTTGTGCCAATTGGATTTGGTGATGTTGAGTTAAATGCTTGAGAAGCATACTCAAGGTTTCTAATTTTAACCTTGTTATTTATAATTCCTTTTACATTAAAGTCTAAATGTGTAACAAGAGCAAGGTCTTGTATTCCGACATCTTTTGGAGGATAAAGGATCATATTGTTTACAACTTCATATTTCGTATTCATCCAGTTATCTCCTGGAACAACAATAGAATCGTTAGATGGTTTTTCTATATTAATAAAGTTTGACTCTAAAAGGTTTGCCCCATTTTGAACATATTGAAATGTTACATAAGACTTGACTAAAGAGTTTGAAGTATCGTACTTATAGTTTTTGTACGCTTTATTTTTTAAATCATTATAATCTAAGTACCCCGTAAATAGTTGATTATCTAAAGACTCATAAGTTCTTTGTACTGGGAGATTATACTGATCTAATAATTCTCTATATGTCCAATTACCTGTCTGCTCCTCTTCAACAAAGTTTGATGGTGCTGGATAGTTAATATTAAATTGAATCAAGTCAAAGTCGTAGTAGGAATTGTTTTTTTCATCTTTAACAAATTGAGAAAAATATGTTAGTGGAATGTAGTCTTCCCAATATCCCTGGATGTCTATATCAAGAGTGTAACTGTCAAAATAGGATGCTGGAGATAATGTGTAACTTGCAGTATGAACTTGGAACCCATCAACAGGATAAGAATCTACTGCTCCTGAATCAATTAATTGATCCCACTCTGCATTATTATTTCCAAAATAATCGTCTGTAGAATTATAGGCTACATCTATAGTATTTGAATATAATTCAAAAACGTTTTCATCATTTACAGGAATTCCTCGTTCATTAAATAATGATTCAATCTTTTTATGATTTCTTTCTGTGCAAAAACCAACCTTATAAATTTTGCCAGTAAAGGTTTGTGTTAGATTTGACTTTCCGCCTATGTAAAACTTTAGTGTATTTATATTACCAAAAAATGATGCAACGTTTCCACCAAAATATTTAGATGCTTTATCAATATCTAATCCAACAGAAAAAATTTCTTCTAATGCTATGCCAGTAAATGGATCTGTTCCAGACCAAGAAAATGTTGCAAGAGTTTGTGAGGGTTCTGATCCATACTTTAATGAGTAAATAATGTCACTATCAATTGTTGATATTTCAAAGTAGTCTGAAGAATTTTCTGACTCTACTCTAAACAAAATCTGTGTTTGCGTTGGCTCTTCTAAAAATTTAAAAGAACCATAAAAAGATCTAATCCTCTGATTTAAAAAGTTTAGATTATCAAAATACATGTATCCGCTTGTAACAGAGTCAAAGGAAAAGAACTTGTCTGGCTCGTCTTGAATCTCTCCAAGATCAGAATATAACTGATTAATGTTTGAAGATCCTAAAACTATTTCTGGCAGTTTGTAGTCTGGAGTGCATAAAAGATTATTTTCAACACTTAGGTTGTCAACAACTGCCTGACTCCATTTTCCTATGTTCGGGTATGAATAATTATTAGTGTAGTCTGCAAAAGGGTAGTCTATATATATTGATGAGCCACTATAGGCTTGATTTATACCCTCTGGAAATTCAACCCCTTGACCATATACAAATCTTTTTTTAGCAAGAATAGTTGGAACTTGATATGTGTATATTGCAACACAGTCAATCTCTATTGGAGAAACATCTTCGTATGCATAAAATCCTATCCAGTCTTGGTCTTTAGCAGATGAGTTTAACTTTGATGGAAATTCTAAAGTAGATCCAATATAGTTTAAAGATATAACTTCTTCTCCATTAATAAGTAATGAAGAGTTGTTTTCTGAAAAACGAATATGAATAAGCATTGGTCTGGTCCATTCACCAATATAATAGGCACCAGAATTATTACCAATTTTTAAAACAAGGAATGGTCCTTCAACATACAAACCATCTGTAGATGCAATTGGACCAACAATTCTTTTCTTTGTAATTGAGTCTGAGTTAATTCTCATCCATGCTTCTAAAGTATATTCTTTATACTGACCAGCCTCAGATAAAAATCCAAGACCTGGAATAATAACAGATGGCATTGTTCCATTTGGCAAAAGTTTTGTTAAATTTGATGCACCATATACAAGTGGAATTCCTGTGTTCTTTGCCATAAGACTATCATCATTAACTAGATAGTAACCTTTGTTTTCTTGAAGACCATATGCATCTGCTTGAATTGCAAAAGATTCAGGTAGCGCAATAGTTGAAGGAAGTGAAATCTTTTGAACACCAAGAGAAGATGAATTAAACTCTTCACACCATTGTCCAACAGTAATACCATTTACTAAAAACTCATAGTCTTCTACGTTAGATGCTCCGCCAATATAGTTAATTTTTATAACAATTCTAAACTGTGTGTTATCTTCTGGAATATCAAAAGTTTCTGATATAAAAAACCATCTATTTTGAACAGATGTTGTGTAAGTTTTTAGTCTTTGTATTGTGCTTCCAGATGTTGTGTCATAATACTCATAGCCTATTTCAAAACTAGATGTATAGACACTTATTGAATTAAAAAATCCACCTATAGAAAATGTCGATAAATCTTGATTTAAATTTGAAAAGTTTGCAATGTCATTACTTATGCAGACTATCTGACCAAAGTCATTATCTGTTAAAGCCCCTGTGATTTTTGTTGTTTGGCTATCGGGGAATGGCTCGTCAGATGTTGTATACGTACTTGAGGTTCCATTTGTTATAGTCCACAAGTTAATATTACGATCAGACTCATCTATCAAACTTATATAGTCAGCCTTATCGTCCAGAGACCATAAAGCAATTGGGTGCTCTGCATATATTTTTTCTGCATATAGGTTTGATGGATTAGACATTATAAGTCTATTTTACCACACGACTACTTGATTTTTATCTCACAATAATCTGTTGTGCAGTACATTTCCCCTTGAGCCTCAAGGTTTTCTGCTCCATCATAAATAGCAGCAAAATCAATATGCTTCAACTTTCCAATATAGGATTCATACTGTTCCTCAGTAATTTGAGTATATGGCTGTTGTGGATATGTGTGATTTCCCATTGGTAGGAAAGACACTGCTTTTAGTTGTCCCTCGTACATGTGCAGTGCTGGAACAACATGCTTTGACTCTGTTTCTTTGTCAAATGAAAGTGTTACAGAAACACCATTGTCGGACCAATACTTTTGAGCAGTTGCAGCAAGAGCAATCTTTTCAAATAGTGTTACATCTTTTTCAGATCTTGGATGACCTGACTTGATTGGGAAGTAAACTACTGATGTATTTGCTGATACTACGTCATCTTCAATTGTATACCCCGCTGCTTTGAAAAGATGAAGCATTGGATCTGTAGTTCCAAATCGAACGGCACGAAGAAAGAAGTTTCCTCCAGGTCCCCAGTGAACTCCAGGAGTTGCACCAGAAAGAATTGAAACTGATCCTGATGGCTTAACAGTTGTTACACGAATTGATTCACGAACACAAAGCCATTCTGAATATTGGTGATCATAGTGACGGATCTTATTGTAGCCCTCGTCCATCCACTCACGAACAATTGGCAATCCTTTTTGATCTGCAAATGATGCAATGCCAGTAAGTGATGTACCAATACGACGATTACGTTGCATGATACCGTTTGTTTGTGGCCAGTGTGTTGGAACAAGTGTTACAGTCTTTCCATAAAGGTATGCAAACTTCAGGGTACGCAGAAAGTCTTCCTTAGAATCATGACGATTTAAGTGCACTTCTACAAGTGTACATAGTTCGTATGACTCCAATGGCTGCTCTGCACATGGATTAAATCCCATCACACGATAATCTTTACCGTCTGGCGCATCCTTTAGTCTTCCATAATTACGAGCAACATCAAGCCAGATAAAACCTGGTTCTCCATTTTCTGTAATTAAATCTACATAATCTTCATACTTTGTTCCTACTTCTGCTGAAATAGAATTGTTAGACATCCATGCCCAACCTGGGTTTTCTGGATCAAATGAGTTTCTTTCTGGGAACATCTCTGAGTTCTTAAGATTCATGAATGTTTCATCCCCAGCAGTTCCCAAAGCAAGTGTTGCTGAGCGTCTTACGTTACCTGATACCACGCAGGTACCAATTAGGTTTACAAGGTCTACAATGGCACGAGAATCTAGTGTTTCTCCGCCTCTGGAGCCGATTACACGGTCTATCTGGTCGTGCAACTTGATAAGAGGTGCGGGTCCTGATGCAACGCCTCCAAAGCCCTTAATGGGGGCTCCAAGAGGTCTGATCAAATCATAGTTAAACTTCTGAATACTCTGGTTTGGCCTGAGATATGAATTAATCAAAACTCTCACTGACTCAACCCATCCTTCACGAGTGTCTGGGATTTCAAAGACCTGTTCTGGTTCTGTTGGAGTATAAATTGAGAAATTCTTATCCTGTCCTACTGTGTCAAACCCTACACCAATGCCAAGCATTAATGCATCCATAACCCAAGCAAATAGGGCTCCTGGATCGTTCTTGTCAAGGTCCTTAGTTGATACCATTGCACAGTTTTGTAGTGCTGCTGAGTTCTTCTTCTCCATAGTCATAGGAGTTCCAAATGCCCACATACCGCGACCTGGTGGAGTCCATTTCAATTCAAACATTCTTTGGAATGCTTCTTGTGCTGACTTCTGAGCCTTATAGTCATTCCATGGTAAACGGTTTTCTTTAGCATGATTCTTTTGAACTGAATACATACCCTCAATTACTCGACGACAAACTTCGTGCCAACGCTCTTTAGTTCCATCCTCTTTCATACGAGAATATGTACGAATAAAAGTAATCTCTCCAAGTGAGTTTTCTGCTGCATCTTTAAAACCAAATGGGCTTTCCTGAGATTTATACTTTTCTACAAAGTCCTCTGGGAGTTTAAAACTAAAAAAATCTGACATGTGTTTCGTCCTTTCAAAAACGGAATAAGTCTTAAGTATAGCAGAGTTTTATAAAAAGCAAAACTCTCCACATAATGTATAGATTTAATCTTTACAAAGTTTGCCAGTGTAGATAGTCTCTATATTCCCCGTGGCCAATAACTCTTGAATCAACCCACCAATCTTCATGAAAAGATCTATGAACTAATGAATATCCAAAAGAATCTAAAATTTCTCTTTGTGCATCTCTAATTGAATCATTTCTCCAATACATATTTGCATCATGCTCAAAAGTAATTAAAGTAAATCTATAAGTGTTTAGTGGTATTGCTATTAATCCTTGAAGTGTCCAATGGCTATTTCCAACTGGTCTTCCATAATTGTCATACCCAGCATCTATGTCTAATTGTAAAAAATCAATCTGCTTTGGAAAGTTATTTTTTTCAAAATAGTCGACATAGTTAAAAGAAAGTGCATCACCCATGCAAGGATTTTTTCTATTAGCGTTAAACTCATCTCTCATTGAATCAACTATTTCAAATGATACTCCAGTCCAATCATACTCTTGCTCTAACAAAAAAGTATTATTACCATTGCTATAGTGTGCTGCACCTAATTCTACATAATATCCATTTTTCTTTTTACCTAAGATATCAATTATAAACTGCTCTTGATGTGTTTTGTTATGCATTATTTAAACAACTCTCTCTTTAGTATGGTTGGAGATTCTTCTGTTCCGCGTATAAACACAGTTGAGAAGTATCTTATTGTATCATCTAGTACTGGAAGTGATCCATGAACTATGTGTCCTCCATGAATATATAGTGCATTTGCTTTTGGCTTAATTGTAATTTTTAAATCTGGATAGTCTAATTCACCGCCAGAATAGTCGTTGTTATAATATAAACAAAAGCCATAGCCTATATAGTATGGAAGATCTGGAATCCATTGATCTGCATGATGTTTAATAAAATCCCCCTTTTTATATCTTTGAAGATGTGTTTTATCAGGATAATAAGAGTATGACTCAAAAAGATTTCTCATTTTATCATTTATAGAATCAAAAACATTTGCCGACGTAAAGTATAGGTTTTTTCCATACCAAAAATCTGGAGTATTGTTTTGGTCTTTGGCTGATTTATCAAACCAATCTTCTTCTGGAGTATTGTTAATTATGGCATAAACATCAAAAAGTTCTTGTTCTGTTAAGAACTCTTCTACTTCATACACATCTTCGTGGAGTTTATTTATTTTCATATTTTCCTAATTAAACTTACTATTATTTATATGACTTAATTCTAAATGATTTATATTCAAATGTTTTGGAAGAGATCCAACCCACCTAATGGACTCTGCAAGATCTTCTGCAGTTAGGGCATTTTCTTTCTTTTCAGTTTGAGTATCTATAGTACCTGGACAAATTTCTGTTACTTTGACCCCATACTCTGGAAACTCCATTCTCATAGTATCTATCAATGCCATCTCTCCTCTTTTTGCATTACTATAGTTTCCTCCACCTCTAAATGGAATTTTGCCACATAGAGATGTTATAAAAATAATTGTAGCAGAGTCAGACTTCTTCATGGAAGGCACAAACAATTGAGAAAGATACATGGGGCCAGTGACGTTTATATCATATGCTCTTCTAAAGTTGTCCATTGTCTCATTTATAATGTATGTTGGACCAGCACCACCACCAGCGTTATTTACTAGCAGGTCTAAAGTTATATCACTATACTTATCATAGAATTGTTTAATTTCACTAGCATTGGTTATATCCATTTGATAGACTTCAACACTATCGCTAATCAGGTTTGATACTTTAGACAGGTCTCTTGAAACAGCAATAACCCTATATCCATTTTCAGATAAAAGTTTGACTGTTGCATAGCCAACCCCTTTACTGGCTCCTGTGACTATTGCTGTTTTCATTTACATACCCTGAGATTTGTTAAGATCCATTCCATTATGAATCCAATGTCCAGGTACCATATATTTAAAACCAGACTTTACAATATGTGCTGTATGAAAGTATGGAGGAAATGCTGGAAATATAATAACGCTATTTGCTTTTGGCTTTAGTCCAAAATCAATTGCTCCATTTGCAACAGATACATCATAATCTAAATCTACTGCTGGTGCAACTCCCTTAGAAAATCCATCTGCGCTTGTCCAACCACCATCATAATCTTTTAATTGAAAAGATATTTCTCCGCCTTCGCAATCATCATTTAAATACATTACAAGAGAATACCTTAAAGTTTTATCTCCATCTAATTGATCAAAGTGTGCGCCCATGCCCATTCCAGTATTGTATTTTTTTATATTAAAAGTTGGAAAAAGTCTTGGCTCATCAAAGTCTCCAAGTGATGTGGCATAATCTTTACAAACATTATAAAGAGTAGTTGTTATTGCATCGTAAATATATTTGCTTTTTTCTCCAACTTCTCCACTTACTCTGCCTATTGAATTAATATCAAATGTTTTTGTCTCACCATAAATAAAAGTTTTATCGTTAGAAGATGTCCAAGGATTCCAAATGTTTACACCAAACTCATTACTTGACTCAAGAGAATCTAATTCTTTTAAGGTGCTTTGAAACTTATCAAAGTTATCTATTGCATCTGTGTAATAGTAAACCTTTGGATCTAATATTTCTTTATTCATTTTATTCCCCCTAGTACTTATTCTTTTTGTAGTGATCTTTTTCTTTAATAAAGCCAACAAGAACATATCTAATCTGTCCTTCTCCTACATGTTTAACTCCATGTTCGTATTCTTCATTGCCTGGAAAAAATACTAGCGTTCCTGCTTTAGGTTTTAATTCTATACCTAACTTTGGAAAAAACAGTTCACCATCTACATAATCATCATTTAGATAAATAATTGTAGCATATCTAATAGATGGGTCTGTGTGTTGGTCCGTATGTGATTTTAACTCTACCCCATGTTGCATTCTTTGAATTGTTGCCAGTCCACTTAAATGAAGTTCTGGATCTGAACTTACTACCATTGAGTTTAAACCTTTATAGAGTGGTTTAATGACAGGTTGTTTACTTATATTAAAATTTTTATCTTTCCAGTTTTGAGTAATTTCAAATTTTCCTTCTGCAACTAAATTATCTACGTCGCTTCTTCCAAACTTTTCTATACAAAATTTTGCTAAATTAGCATGATATTCTACTTCCCAATCTTCTTGTGAAGTATTATTTATAATACTAGCAAAATCTTCTAACTGCTCTTTTGATAAAAAGTTTTCAACAGATATTAATTGGGGAGTAATTTCTTCAATAGAATAACCTTTATCAAACAACTGCTTCTTAAAAGATTCAATCATTTTTACCATCTTCTATCTTATACTTTTTTCCATCTGCATCTAATTTCCAGCCTTGCTTAAGCAGGTCTTGCCACTCTGCTCTTTCAATTTCTTGTTGCGCTCTTGTCTCTTTCATTTCTGCTGCCCAAGCATCTCTTAATTCTTGTGGATAATCAGACTCTTCTCTGTCATCCCAGAAAGATCCTATGGTGTATCTTACTCCACTTTCAATCAATGATACTTCATGCATATTATTAAATCCCCCGTCAAAAACAGCAAGCATTCCAACTTGTGGCTTAATCTCTATGTTTTGATCTGGAAACTTTAATAGACCACCTTCAAAGTCATCATTTAAGTAAAGAAATCCAGCGTATCGACTTCTTGTAAATGCTCCAGACTTTCCTTCAGCATCTGTATTATCTGAGTGCACTCTTGCATACGCTCCTGGTTCCCACTTTTGTGTATGGTATCCAATCTTAGAAATTGTTTTTGGGTCAAGATCGTGTACTGAAGCAATTGCTTCTGGCATTATTTTTTCAATATCTGAAAAAATAGTAGGAGATAATCCAGCATCGATTAATTCTTGATCATTATCTTGTGGCAATATGGAAGAGTATGACTCATAGAATGAAATAGGCATCCAGGTAATTCCACCATTATTTGCTTGAGCATCTAAAGCCTGTATCATTTTTACACAATTTTCTTTGCTTATAAAGTTTTCATAAACTACTATATCTTTTGTTAATCTTTTTTTATTATTTAGATTCATGACAGTCTTACTCCATTTTCTATTTCAGATCTTTGTGGGTACTTTTTTCTAAATTCTTTTTCTAGTTCTGGTTGCATTTCAAGCCAAGTTTCTTTGCCAAATTCTTTTTCTTTTTTATACCACTCATCTGTTCCACTTTGGTATTTTTGCCAATACATTCTTGATAAAAATTTATTTTTATTATATGAGGGCATTACTCCGTGAAGGTAAGGCTTTCCTTCTTCTGTAAGATATTCTGGATGCCCTGATGGAAAAACTAAAAGGTCTCCTGCTTCTGGCTTGTACTTTACAAGTTTATCTCCCATAACAAAGTCAACCTCTCCACCCTCATAGTCATCATTAAAGTAAATTGTACAGGTTATTATAAATTTGTATCCTGGGGCTTGTCCTTGTTCTGGCATATAATCTGAGTGATATCTCATACCATGTTTTTCAGTTTCATTACTTACATGGTATTTTCCAATTGTTCCACCAGTCCATCTCCAAGTAGGAACCGTCTCACCTAATTCATTAATAGATGTTGCATTTAAGTCTACATCAATGCCGTAGGTTTTAATATAGTCTTCTGTAACTAAATGAAAGTTTTCCATCATTTCAATAGCAAAGTTTTTTTGATCTTCTTGAACTTGTGTGGTTGTTTCTATATTTTTTAAATTTCCAAACTTTTCTGACATAGAAAAAATAGGAACTATTGGATTTAGGTAGTCTCCAAAAATAGACCATTGTGTCCAAGGACTAAAAACCCTATCTTCTGTCTCAATTAAAGAATCTGTTAAAACTTTGTATGACTTTGAAATATCTTTAAACATATTCTTATATACAATAATATTAGGATATATTTCTACTGCTTCAAGATTTTTATTAGTCATTTTATGGCTTCCTGTCTCCAGTGTGCTTTGTAATTTCCCAAAAGAAAGGGCATGTAAACCTTAATCCACTTTTTATTTCTGTTACTCCGTGAATATAGTTTTTGTCTCCTGGGAAAAAATAAGCAGCACCCTTTTTAGGTTTAAACTGTACTCCCTGTAGAGGAAAATATAGTTCTCCACCCTCATAGTCTTCATTTAAATAAAATAAACTTGATAGGTCATAGTTTGGAAAGTCGTTTGGTAATCCAGCATCTGGTCCATCATGCAGTTCTTTGTCTGCGTGAGGTCTTTGAAATTGTCCTGGAAGCCATTTGACAATAGTTGTTCCAGTTGGGGTGACCTCTACTTTATAAAATTCTTCAATTATTGGCTTTAGTCTTTTAAATAATCCAGCGATTATTGGAGATATAGAGGGATCATTTTTATCTAATGTTGGTTGAGTAGCAACTCTGTCTTTCCAATAATCTGAATCATAAACAACTGTTCCATTTTCGTTTACATGGCTTTGTGTTACGTCCCAAATAGTTAAAGATTTTGCAGCCTTTTCTAAAAAGTCCATCTCTTCTTGAGTCATAAAGTTTTCTAACTCAACGATCATGTCTTTGCTATCTCCAAACCATCCAGAAGGAGTCATTGAAGGTTTTCTAACCACTACATTGTCTAAGTTGTTCATGTTTAAATTATACCACCCAATCTATTTTTAGTATTATCTTCTACTTTAAGTTTTAAAACTTTTACTTCATGGCTACCCAAAGACTCTTGTTTTTCATTTACTGCATCTCTATACCAATCTGTCCACTGACCAGAAGAATTAACAACTTGGGCTGCTTCTCCATAAGCAATATTTGACTCAATTCTTGATCTATCTGGATCTTTATAATCAACAATTTCTATTGTACTATTATTTAAGTTAGTCAAAGATATTGGAATTATTGTTGCTATTGGTGTTCCAGCCTTTATTGTTATTTTTTCATTTGCTTTTCTTGCCTTAATTGCTAGTGGAAGTGGATTGTCGTAGAATGATGTGCTGATTAGGTTAGACATTGTTTCAAAATCATCACTAAAATAGTTTACAGGGTTTATGGTAAAAAGACTAACTTCTTCTTCAGTTCTAAAAATTAAACCAGTATGAAAACTAATAGATGATTGACCTCTTCCTTCGTAAGATCCTTCAGGTGCTTTTATTATATCAATGTGGTCTGGGCTTTGATCATTAATACCGTCCCAGATAAACTCTATATCATTAATACAAGAAAGGCTCCAACCAATAACGTTTGATTGTGTTACTGGAAAACATCTATATGCATGCCCTTCTGATGTTTCTTCCATCCAATCTCTTTTTATTGACATTGGTTGAACAACAAAAGAACATCCTTGTGTTTTTTCAACTGAAATTTTAAACATTAGTCGGCCTCTGCATTATACATTTCTTGAGTGTGGAACTTTTTACTATAATCTAACATAGTAACAATAGAGTACTTGGTTCCAGAAGTCACTGGCATTGCTTGATGAGGATACATAAAGTTTGATGGAAAAATAAAAAGATCTCCAGCATCTGCTTTAACTTTTAGATTTTGTAATCTAAAGAAAAGTTCTCCTCCTTCGTAGTCATCATTCGGATATGCAACCAAAGAAAGAGTACAGTTATATGAAAATCCGTGATCATGATGTTCCATAAAGTGTTGTCCTGGGCCGTACTTAATAAAGTTAAACGCCTCCCAGTACTTTAAATTATTAATATTATACATTCTTGAGTAGTCTTCAACCGCAGGCAGTTTAACATCATACAAGTCTTGCCACAAAGACTGAAGGTTTAGACTAATCTTGCTTTTATCATTTTCTATATCTGTTTTTTTAAACTTAAAATCATTGCAGTCACGGTATTCTGGCATTAATTGCTGATAACCAACATACGCTGGTTGCCATGCATATCCAGATGTATCTCCTACTGGTTTGAGGTTGGATTCAATCCTACCTATAACATCAATCTCTTTTTTAATTACTCCCTTGTAGCAAAAGATTCCATTGCCAAGGTCTTGTTTTTCTGTCCATGTTTGCATAGTTTATCCCTATCTATATTCTCTTCTTGACCAAATTTTATTTTTATATACCCCGCCGTCAGGCTGACGGTAAAACTTTACGTTATTATTAACTTTATCATAAATTTTAGACTGATCCAGGATGTCTATTTGATGTTCCCAGTTTTCTCTTTTAAATGGAAGTGCTTGCATATATGGTGTTCCTGCTGGAATAGTTCCTTCCCATCCATCTACAATAAAAAATGGAAAACTTCCAAGTAGATGGACTTTATCAGAATCAACGACACCAGTAGTATTTAAAAAAGGAAGATCAAACCTATTCATTGGGGTCATAAGCAATGTGCTATAGCCTTCTGGTAACTCTAAACCCCAAATTGAATTCCAGGCAAAATGGTTTTGATAATATCCTTTGGGATGTTCAAACTGTGGCATTGGAGGCCTTTGAGTACAAAAATCTTTATATTTTTCATCTTCAATTTTAACATTAATAACTCCCTGACTGTTTTTAAAAAATATTAAATCGCATGGGGTTTTAAATATATATCCTGTTGTAAATGCATCCAGGATTGCTGGACATGCTTTCCATGTAGGAATTTTACCAAAATCATCTGTTGTTCCTTCTTTTGGAAATGGACAAACTTCTTTTGTTGCTTTCCAATATTCTCCATTTGGCATTTTTGCAAATCTATCTGCATCTTTATACCACTCAGGAATTACATTCTGTGTTGGTTCTGGAATAGATAAACTTTTTTTATTTAGCCATGGTCTGTATGATTTAAAAATAACAAGATTAGATTTTATGCTCATTTCTTATGACCTATCTCATTAATATCTGTCATAACAACTACACAGTACTTTGTTCCTGACTCCATTGGTAGTGAGGCATGTTCATAAATATAGTTTGATGGAAATACCGCTATATCTCCTACTCTTGGTTTAATAATAAGATTGTCTAATCGTGGGAATTTTAAATCCCCGCCTTTATAATCATCGTTGATATATATTACAGCAGACACTGTACAGTTGTAGGCTGGTCCATGGTCTGCATGAATATTAAAGTGTGTGCCTTCTCCTTCATACTTAACAAAGTTAAAGGCCTCATAATATACTACATTGATACCCCAGTACTTTGCATAATCATCAATGCAATACTTAAGTTTTTGATATATTTCTTCGTGCAAATCTATTAATTCTGAATTAGTATCATTTTTAGGCCCTAAATTTTCTTGTTTATATTTAAAGTCTACGCAGTCTCTTGCCTTTTTAATTGGCGTTGAAGAGTTTGTTACTTGTGCTTCTGACCAACTATATTTTCCATTTTTTCCTAAATTTGACTCAAGAGTTTCTATATATCTGTTGGCATCATCTAAAGAAAATGTATCATGGTAGACATGCAAACCTAGTCCAAGATTTTCAACAACAATATTTTCATCTAGTTGTCTATTAGGAATTCTGTTTGATGCTGTTTCTGATCTATCTTTTGTAAACCAGTGGTTAGAGTTTTCATCGTTAATATTTGCTTCTGGCAAAGTATGATAATTCATGTTGTCCCTTTTTTCTCTATAACTAATGATACCATATTTTATGAAAAAGAAATACCCCCTTTTAGATTTTTCTTTAAGGGGGTATTATCTTTTATTACTTATTGTGAACTAAGAATCCACCAGCGATAAACCAGTCATACGGTTCAACAGAGATAGCGTAAGTTGATATTTCTGGAAGTTCTGTGTATCCTATACGGATTACCAACTCTTCTGTTATTGATCCATCAGCAAGTATTTTGATTAGCGTATCTCCAACACATATGTCGTAAGAAATTTTCATTCCAAACGTACCTTCTGCGTCTTTAATAAAGATTGGCTGTGTAAGAGAGTACGAGGCTGATCTATTATTATTAAAGAATACTACCTTGTCTTTAACAGAAAGACTAATGTTTGTAATTGTAGCCTCTACGTATCCTGCAGTTTTTGCTGTTAAGGAGTTTGAACTCCATAGCATGTATGTGTCTTCTTCGTCTGGACCCATCTCATTTAGGTCTATTGAGTAGACTGTATCTCCAATTTGAAGATCTTTAGCCTTAACTAAACCAGTTGGAGTAAGTAACTCAGTCTCTGCTTCAATACAACCAAGGTTTCCATAAAAGTTAGGAAAGAATGGGAAGTATGGTGGGAAGAAAGGTGGGAAGAATGGGAAGAATGGGAAGAATGGTGGAAAGAAAGGTGGAAAGAATGGTGGGAAAAATGGTGGAAAGAATGGGAAGAACGGAAAGAATGGTGGGAAGAATGGTGGAAAGAACGGAAAGAACGGTGGAAAGAACGGTGGGAAGAATGGTGGGGTAGTGGTAACAGAGTTAGATGCTGGAGATACTGCAGAGTTACCATTAGCATTTGTTGCATAAACAGTATAGGTCTGAGCAGTTCCGCCTTCTTGTGTAACTGCAGCAGTTATTACTGCTGATCCTACTGTTGCACCCTTGCCATCAGAAGATGCCCAAGTATATCCAGTAATTGCAGATCCACCAGTTGCTGGGGCAGACCAAGAAACGTTATCCTGATTAACCTGTGTAGTTACAGTTGGTGCTGAAGGTGTTGCTGGAACTGTTGTTGCAGTAATTGAAGCAGATGCTGCTGAAGCAGCGGATGTTCCTGCAGCATTTGTTGCTGTTACTGTAAATGTATATGCAGTATTAGATTGAAGACCAGTTACTGTAAGTGGTGAACTAGCGCCAGTTGCAGTGTATCCTCCAGGAGAAGATGTGGCTGTAAAGGATGTGGCTGCTGGAGAAAGTGCTGGTAGAGAGAAAGAAACGGTTGCTGAACCATTATTAAAGGCTCTTGCTGTTCCTACGTTTGTTGCTGTAGCACCTGTTGGTGCTAAAGGCTCTAAGAAGTCGTTAGACGCTTGAGACTTTCTACCTGCTTTTTTTCCTGCTGCCATGTTATTCTCCTAGTTTCTTATTGAATTTTGTATTACGCTGTCAAGTCGCCGTAGACAACCCATGTATTTGCTGCTCTCTTAAAGAGAGTTGCAGATGACCATTGTGCACGAAGTTTTAAGCCAGGTGTTGAGTTAACTGTTGTAGTTCCAGGTGTAACCGCTGCGATTGTTACCTGTCCTGCTCCAGTTTGAAGAATATCAATAGATGTTCCAATTGGATAATCTAATGTAGCATCTGTTGGGATTGAAAGAGTTATTCCTGCTGATGCTGAATACATTTCAATTAAATCATCTCTTTCAGTTAATGATGAAAGTGTATATGATGCTGTCTTTGCACTAATTGGTGTTAGTGAGTCTACCTTTAATCCAAGACTTGTTGTTATTGTTCCTGCAAAATCAGCGTCGTCGCCAAGTGCTGCAGCAAGTTCATTAAGAGTATTTAGTGCTGCTGGAGCACTATCAAGAACTGCAGTTACCTGAGCGGTTGCATCTGCAATAGCCTCTGTTTTAGCAGTTGAAATTGCTGTAGCCTGTGCAGTTGAAACTGGCTTATCTGCATCTGCTGTATTATCAACACTTCCAAGGCCTACATCTGTCTTTGTAATTCCTACAGGAGATGTAATTGTTTTATTTGTTAAAGTTTGTGTTCCAGTTGTTGTAACTAATACTGCAGTATCTGCAATTCCGTGAACATTTGTTGTTGCTGAATTATGTGTTGTTACATATCCAGATGCTGTAGTCTCTGCTGCAGTTTGAGCAGTTGATACATTTGCTGTAGTTGCAAGAAGTGAAGTATCTGCAATACCGTGAACTGCTGTTGTATCGGCGTTATGATCAGTTATATTTGCTGTAGTTGCTACAGTATTAGCAATATCAAACGCATCTGTATCAGCATTCCAGTCAATTCCTACACCAGCAAGAGTTGAATAGTCTCCTGTTACTGAAGCAATTTGATCTGCAACATATGACTGTGTTGCAAGTAGCGCTGTATCTGTAATTCCATGAATAGATGTTGTATCAGATGCATGAGTTGATAAGTTTGTTGCTATTGTTGTGAAAAATGCTGGATCATCATTAATTGCTGCTGCAATTTCATCCAAGGTATTTAGTGCCTCTGGGGATCCTGTAAGGAGGTCTGTTAATGCTGAGTTATTAGCAAAATATGTTAGCGCAACCCAGTTTGAAGAACCGTTACCCATTTTAAACTTGTTTGTATCTGTCTCAAAACCGATTTCGCCTGCTGCTAAAGTTGGGTTTGCTGCAGTCCATTGTGCTGCAGTACCTCTACGCTGTTGCATTCTTGTTGCCATATTTTATTTCTCCTTATGGGTGCTGCCCATTTACTATCTTATTATAACCCCTTTTTAATTGAAGTTATCTACTGCACTTCCGCCATCAAATACTACTGTCCAAGTTGATGTACTTGGACCTCCAGCATCTAAACCTGCACCCTGTGGGCTATTGAATGTTGCACCATCGTAGAACTGAGATACTATGAAACCAGTTCCATCAATTGCTGTATCGTGAATATGCTGTGGAAGATTACTTGCATCATCAATAGTTGCTTGGGTATACCAAGAACCATCATAATAAAAGTTTACTCTGTTTGTTGAAGTATCCAACCACTGTGTTCCATTAGTTGGTGAAGCAGGGGCAGTTGATCCTACAGCCATAGACCCAGTTACTGAATCTACATATGCCTTAGTTGCTGCGTGAGAGTTTTCTGTAGGAGTTCCTACTACCACTGTCCCGCCGAATGTACCGCCACTTGCTACGACTAGTCCATTCTTGACTTTAAAGTCTCTGTTCTCTGTTGCCATTTCTTACCCCCTACTTTTTATTTTTTTATGCTTCAATATATGTTTTTGAAACCTTAACGCTTGTTCCTGCTGCAGCAGCAGTTACTTGAAGAAGAACATTTCCACCGCTATAAACGGCATTTGTTGTTCCAAGTTCTACGTTGCTTACAACATTACCATATTCTGTAACATAAACGTTGTTGTTTCCATCTACTGCAACAAGCATTTCAATTACTTCAATATCATTGTCCTTTTTCATTTGGACAAAATATTTAGCAGCAGAGTATGTAGTTGCTGACCATGTATCAATTGTTGTTGCTGATGTTCCTGCTGTTCCAGTTGCAGATCCAACTAAAGCATCTGGGAAAGCAATGCTTGTTCCAGTTGCGGCTCCAAGTTCTGGAGTTACAAGAGTTGGTGTATTAGCAAATACTAATGCGCCTGTTCCTGTCTCATCAGTTACTGCTGATGCAAGATTTGCAGAAGATGGTGTTGCAAGGAATGTTGCTACGCCAGTTCCAAGACCTGATACTCCTGTGCTTATAGCAACATTTGTAATAGTGTTATTTGCACCATCAATTGTTTTATTTGTAAGTGTTTCTGTTTTTGAGGCAGTTGACTTATCATCTAATTGAGTTTGAATTGCTGAAGTTACGCCATTTAGGTGAGCAATCTCAGTTTGATCAACTGTTCCAATTGTTATATTAGTTATAACTGCAGATGCTGCGGTAATTTCATCTACCCGTAGATCTCCATATCCTAAACCAGCCTCAGAAAAGTTTACAGTTGAAGTAGGTTTTGTTGTTGCATCTTCAAAAAGTTTAAATACTCCATCACTGGCATCACGAACAATACCTGCGTATTTTGTAGTAGAGGACTCTTTGTATTCTGCAATAAGACCCATATCGACAGCATCTGATGCATTTCCATCACCAACAAAGATGAGTGGATCTGTAACTGCTAAGTTTTCAGTTGTAAGGCTTGTTCCTGCACCACCAAATGTGATGTTACCTTGAATATTAACGTCACCTTGAATACCAACGCCACCATCTACAACAAGAGCACCAGTTGATGGTGATGTTGAAGCGGTATCAATAACAATTCTTACAGACTCATCTGGTGTAATTGTCATTTGTGTATTATCTGAAGAAAGTCCTCCAGCAGCAAAAACAATTCTGTTTTGTGCACCGTTGGCACCAGTAGCAAGAACAAGATCTCCATTACCAGTTGTACTTTCAGGGGCTTCCATAAAGATATAACCATCATTTTTGCCAGTGATTGTAAAACTTGCATCAGCAAAGTTGCTTGAAGTAATACCCATGTCAATCCAACCACCAGTGGTATCATTACCATTATCTGAGTATGCTTGGATATCAGAAGAAGAATTTACGCCATTGCCAGTGTTCTTAATTACTACTTGTGCGTAATCATCATCTGCATCCATAGAGAATACGGCCATTGGGTTTACGTAGCCGTCTGATATTCTTAATCCAGCAGACTGAGAACCAACATCAAGATCGTTTGATGAAAGTTCAAGGGATGTACCAGTTGCAGCACCAATAATTGGTGTTACAAGTGTTGGGGTATCAGCAAAAACAAGTGCTCCAGTACCAGTTTCATCAGAGATGATACCAGCAAGTTCTGATGAACTTGTTGCTGCAAGTACGTTTAACTTATCTGTTGTTACAACAAGAGTCTTTGATGATGGAATCGTTGTACTGTTAATAGATGTAGCAGTAGCAACGCCAAGATCTGGAGTTGTAAGAGTTGGGCTTGTCAATGTCTTATTTGTAAGTGTTTGAGTATTTGTTGTTCCTACTACCGCTCCAGTTGCACCGTGTGCTTCTGTTGCGCTTGTATGATTTGAAAGATTTCCTGCTACAGTTGATGCTGAACCATATGCATCATAAGTATTTTCTGTTACAGATACTGCACCTGTTGTATTATTATAGGAAAGACCAGTTCCAACATTGTTTCCAATGGCATCTTGTGCTCTTTCGTCTGTAAAGTAAAGGTTTGTACCTTCTGAAAGGTCAGTTGTTGTAGAACCTGCTACACCGTTTTCTGCAGTGATAGTAAGTCCTGATCCTGTTCCTGTAATTGTAATGTTTGTAAGATTTGCACCAGTCAAAAGATCTGCTGCTGAAGACTTAGCACGAACATCTGTAAAGTATTGTGCCGCTCCTTCTTCAATGTCGTCTGTGTCAAGAGCATTAATTGCATTTGTAGCAAAAGATTCAGCATTAGTCTGTGCTGTTGAAGCAGAACCTGCTGCATCATAGTTAACTGCAAGCCCATCTGCATAGTTTTCAGCATTTTCTTGTGCTGTCTCTGCTGAGCCTGCTGGATCGTAGTATCCGATATTTGCTGTTTGTGATGCTGAACCAAAATCAGAGATATCTGCTGCTACAAGACCAGTTACAGAAATTGTTGCTCCTGTAATGTCAATGTTATCGCCTGCAGTTAATGTATCTTGCTTTCCTGCTGCAATATCTTGAAGATCACCAATAACATCTGGATTATCATCAAGTGCTGCTGCCAACTCATTAAGAGTATTTAGAAGATCGGGTGCTCCACCTACAAGTGCTGCTACTGCTGCGTCTGCGTATGCAGTTGTTGCAATCTGAGTGCTGTTTGTTCCTGCAGTTGCTGTAGGAGCAGTAGGTGTTCCAGCCAAGTCAAGAGATGTAGCAAGTTTACCTGATGTAACTGCTGCATCAGCAATCTTTGCAGTTGTTACTGCAAGACCACCAATTTCATTAGTTCCAACTGAGTCATCGGCCATCATTGATTGTGAAATTGTGTTTGCAGGCAGTGTTACTGTTCCTGTAAATGTTGGTGAATTAAGATTCGCCTTAAGGTCTAATGCTGTCTGTGTAGCGGTTGAAACTGGCTTATTGGCATCTGAAGTATTATCAACATTTGCAAGTCCTACATCTGACTTTGTAATTCCAGTAGGTGTATTAATTACTGGAGAAGTTAAAGTCTTGTTAGTTAGTGTTTGTGTGTTGGTTGTTCCAACTACCGCACCTGTTGCGCCATGGGCTTCTGTAAGGTTTGCGTGTGTTGTTACATATCCTGAAGCAGTTGATTCTGCTGCAGACTGGGCTGATGCTGCTGCACCTGATGCATCAAATACACCTGATTTAATATTTAGTTCGCCAGAAACAACTTCCATCTGTGTTGATTCAACAGATGTGATTAGTGTTTCTCCACCAATAAGATCAATGATGTAGTTATCTGATGCTTCATTCTTCGTAAGAATGTCATTGCCTGCTACTGTTGCTGTTGATCCTTCAACAATCAGTCCTTGCTTAATCTTAAAATCTTTATTTACTGTTGCCATTTTTATATCTCCTTAGTTATGCCTTAAGTCCTATACGTGCGTAACGTACAGTGACTGGCCTTATCGCAGGATCTGGAGTGACTGTAATAGCCACGGTATTTCCAGTGCGAGAGACATTAATGGTGCCAATATTCCCATTCGTGTCGATTGTTCCATATTCGCTAACAGATACATCTGTACCGTCAACGAGAATTGTTAATTCAGTTGCGTAGAACTTGTTGTCCCCTGCTGAAGTTTTTGCTATTGAAATAATATACTTCACCATACGCCAAACTGTTGCATCAAAGTCATCAATAACAGTTGCGGTCTCAAGACCATTGATTGTAGTTTCATTGTTACCTGCTGAACCCAGATCTGTTGCTTGAGCAGTTGCAGTATCAATTAAATCAACATAGTCTGCTTGAGTAGGTCTGTCACCTGTTTGAAACAGATTCTTTACATTTGCGATTGATATCTTAGCCATGCTGTAATTATAACACCCCTTTTAATAATCTTATTAGAGAATATAGTTGCTATAGCCAATTACTTGAAGCGGAATTGCTGGGGTATTTCCCAAACCAATAGCCTGTATTTGTATTGCACTAAACTTAACCCTAAACGGTAAAACCTCTGTTATAACTGTTTTTCTTGTAAAGTCTTCTATTTGAACTTCTGGATAATCTATTGGAAAGATTCTCTCTGTTTTATTTTTTAGATTGTCAAGGATTACTGCTGTTGCCATTAATCTGTTACATCTTCAAGGATCTTCATGCTACCCTGAGCAACTGTCCAGACTCTTGTAGGATCGCTAACTTGAATATCAAAGATGTCTCCTGTCTGCAAAACATTAGATTCTTCTGCTGTAAGCCAAACTGTAAATTCTCCAACCAGGTCATCCTCATCTGCAACTGGGTAAAGTGCCATGATTGTTGTTGCGTTGTCTGTAATAATTCCAGGGGTTGAGGTAGGTCTTTTAATCTTCATGGCAATATCCCAGTCAGATCCCGCACCTTTTAGAATCAAAGGCTGCTTGGCATCGTCTGTTACATAAACCTTAAATCCAGAAGTATCTCCACGAACTACAGTCCAAATAACTGTAGGAGGTTTATTGCCTATATCATATGATGTTTGAGATCCTCTAAGAGTTGCCATAATATTATTATATCACGACAAACCGTCTCTGAGTGCTCCCCAGGTACCGTTTCCTTTTGCTTCTACTATTACAATTCCATTTGTATTATTTGCATATGCACAAATTCCGACTGCTGCTGATCCTGTGCTTGGTCTAACATTTGTTAAACCTCCAGATTCTCCAACATACAAAACCTGTCCTGCAACAAAACTTGAAGTATTTAAACCTTCCATAACTCCAGCAACAACTACTACTCCATCAAATCCGTTTGCTGTAGTGTTTTTTAATAATCCTAATATTGGAGACGATGTAGATGGAAGGGCTTTTGCTATTGTGGTTTTTGCTGAATAGCCTGTTGCATATACTGGCACTCCAGCACTTATTGAAGCCCCGCTATTATTTTTTACATTAATCTGAAAATATGATACGCCATATGCTGGTAGAATTGCATCAAGAGATTCTGCTAATTTCTTGAAATCTCCGTGTACATTTACTGGTGATGTTTCCAGGGGATATTTAACTCCCGTTGCAGAAAAGTCATATGTAGTCATAATAAAATAATTATACACCCAAATTTGACTTTTAGCCGAAAATCATGTTATACTTGTCAGTAGACACCTATCAGGGTGTTATTGTTTTCTAAGGAGGAAACTATGATTAAATTTATCGAAAGAAACAAAGAGATCATTAGCACACTCAGTATCGTGGCACTTATCAGTGTATTTTCTAATGCTGCTAATGCTGCTCCAGAAATAAGTACGAAAAATAACCTTAGCCTGAAACAGGCTCAAACAGTAGAAATCGCCTCGAAAGAGGTTTTTTTGGTTTCTAAGGCTAAAAAGTTGGAGAGTTTTGAAAATAAAGTTTCTCTGACTGATTTAGAACTAAAGGAACTTCTGTCCTTAGTAGGCTTCAAGGGTAAAGACCTTGTAGTCGCTTGGGCAGTTGCTAAAAAGGAGTCTAATGGGCGACCACTGGCTTTTAATGGTAATCATAAGACTGGTGACTCGTCTTATGGAATGTTCCAAATTAATATGATTGATTCCCTTGGTCCTGATCGTAGAACAAAATTTGATCTTGACTCTAACGCTGACCTTTTCAATCCCGTCAAGAATGCAGAGATTGCATACTATATGAGTAACGGTGGAGACGACTGGTCTTCATGGAAGGGCATCACTCCAAGGACTAAAACTTGGATGGCTAAATTTCCTAAATAATATATAAAATTAGGACCCCTCTTAGGAGGGGTTCTTTTTTGTTTCCTGAAGTATCCAGTTATAAGTTTTTTTAATTCCATCTTTAAGAGACATAGAATAATCCCATCCTAACTTTTCTCTGACCAGGTCGTTATTAGAATTTCTGCCTCTAACTCCTAAAGGTCCAGGAATGTGCATCTTGCTTAAAACCTTGCCCTCAATACTGCAAGCAATGTCTACTAACTGATTAATAGTAACCATTTCCTCAGACCCAATATTAACAGGTCCAGAAAAGTCGGATTTCATAAGCCTTCTTGTTGCCTCTATGCATTCATCTATATATAGGAATGATCGGGTTTGTTCTCCATCCCCCCAAATTTCTATAAAGCCATCTGCTTGTATAACTTTTCGACACATTGCAGCAGGAGCCTTTTCTTTTCCACCATCCCAAGTTCCTTCTGGTCCATAAATATTATGATATCTGGCAATGGCTACTGGGATCTTGTTGTTTCTATTAAACGCTAAAAACATTCTTTCACTAAATAGTTTTTCCCAGCCATACTCGCTGTCAGGATCTGCAGGGTATGCATCAGACTCCTTAAGTCCAGGATTACTAACATCTAACTGCTTGTAATCAGGATACATACAAGCAGAACTTGAATAGAATATCTTGGTTTTGTTAATATCATATTTTGCGTTTAGTCTTGATTGAGCCCTAAGTAAATTAAGGTTTATAAGTGCAGAGTTTTCCATAATCTGAGAATCATTTTCTCCAGTAAAAATATATCCAGCACCACCCATGTCTGCTGCAAACTGATATATTTCATCAAATGTTGTTATTAATTTGTATGGTATTTCTGAATAAAAATTACCAAAATGCCCCTTAAACTGAATTGCTTTTTCAACATTTTCATAGACAGATAGATCTCTTTCAATAAACTCATCTGCCTGAGTTTCAGAAAAATCTGGATGTTTTAAATCAACGCCTCTGACCCAGTATCCTTCTGACTTTAAACGCTTTACCATATGGCTTCCTATAAAACCACCTGCTCCTAAAACTAATGCTGTTTTCATCGTATCCTTATCTTTCTTGGTGTATCGGAATACATCCAATGGTTTTCATTACCTTCTGTAAATTCTAAATTAATTTCTTCTGTAAGTCCATTACGACCATATATTAGTTGTTTATCAATTATTGGAGAATAAACATTGGCTGTTGGAGATAGCAATCCTGCCCAAAAAGAAAAACTACTATTTCCTCTAAATATTGTTCTGGCAAAATACATTTTTAACCAATCATCAAGAAAATCAAAGATTATATTTTTGTCAAACTGAGCACCTTCTGGATAAGACCATGGTAGAAAAACCATATCTGGTCTATCTGGATGCCATTTTTTTGTGTGATCATCCGATATCCATTCAATATTATTTTTGTCATAACCAAATTTTTCAAAAGCAGAAAAATAAGAATCTTTTGAGACTACGGAATATCCTTGATCATTATTTAAATTGTAGTTAGCGTCCGCAATGTCTCCTCTACGAAGATGAGCAACATCATAAGTTCCTGCTTTTGATTCCCAATACTTATAAGTATTAGACTCTTTTACTAAATCACTTAATTCAAAAATATGTTTTATGTATGATAGTTCCATTTGATCAAATATAGATTCTTGATATGCATTAGTGTCATTTGTTATTATTGTACAGTTATTGTTTTTGTATGGGTCTGCTGGTTGCCAATTCCCATTCCAATATATAGATCCTGGATAATATTTTAATGTTTCATTCTCTCTTTCCTGTCTTGGTCTCCAGCCATCTTTTAAATATTCTCGTAACTCTGCAAACTCTATTAAAGGTTCCGTTGCATTTTTAAACATTACAGAGCCTTCCCATTTTGATAAAAGTTCAACATCCATATTGTTTTTATGTGCATATGTTTTAGCAAATGCATACTCGTGCATTCTATTTCCAAATCGGCCTGTCCAAGCATTTATAATTACTTTGTTTTTTAACATTTTGATTCTGGCCACTCTCTCCACCACATTTTTTGATCATTTGGTCTGGGATAATCATTCCAAGAGTATGGTTGTCCTTTTGCTTGCTGTGGGCTATCAAAAAAATCCCAGGTTTCAATACCTTTTTGATTCCTGTTTCTGTGAATGTATGATGTATAGGTGGTACCAGATTTTCCTACAAAATTTACTGAGTCATGCAAGACCAAGTTACAAATAAGACCAAAGACTACTTCATCTTGAAACGGTAGAGACATAAAGTCATCTCTAAAATTATTAACTATATATTCATCTAATAAAATGAATCTATGCTTATTTTTATTTACCAATGGGTGACTTGGTTCGTCTGTAGACAAAACAATAGGAAGGCCATTGCTTTCATATTTAGTTATCCAGTCATTTACTATTTCCTCTTTGTGATAATCTACACTTACAGCATGATCTGATAATCTTAAATGCATTCCTTGAAAACTACCAAGAGATGCTGATATTTTTTTAGCCAAGTCTCTATAAACTTTCTTAGGCCTAACTGAAGATATTGCTTTGTTTAACTCAGGACTTCTGTTATAAAAAAATCTTGAGTAAACTCCTAGGGTGCCTTTTAAATGTATGCTTTTGTCAAAAGTAAGCCTTTCTCTGCCTTCTGCAAACAATAATTCATCATCTGTTACTTCTAACTCTTTACTATAATAATACTTTGTTGCTAACTCATCTATAACAAACTCTTCTTGTTTAAATGAGTTTATTTTTTCATTAACAATGACTAGGTCTGTATCAATATCAAACAAGTCTAAAAGATGAGGGTTGTTTTTAAAAGAACGATCTGTAAAATTATTTCTTTGATCATTAAAGTGTATGCTTGGAGTAGAGATATATATATTTCTGTTTGGGTCATGACAAAAAAAATGAACAATTGTTGGTTGCTTGGTTTCGTGAGCAATACCTACTGCTAGTTCTAAACTTAAAACTTGATTAAACAATCCAGCATTCCAAAGTTGAAAGAATATAGGCTTCATTTTATATTATCCTCCCATTGATCTTCTGTTATTTCTTTTCTAATGACTTGCAAATAGTTTGGTCCTTTAGTAAAATACCAATGATCTGGCTCTGCAAAATGAAAGAATGTCATAGCAACATGTTGTAATCCTGGATTAGGAAATTTTTCACGCCAATGTAATTGATCATTTCCATAGTAGGCCAGTGCTTGATTTGGATAAAGTGTATACTTTTTATTTTCTACCCATAAATCCCACGGCTCAGTCTGATAAACACACATGTCAAGTGTATAGGTGCAAGCATTGTCGTCTTTGTGCTTGTAAAGACTTGGAGCAGGATCTTTTCCTTCATAATGTGCAAATAATGTATACGTAGGAAGTAGTGTGTGACTTCCAAATGCCTCTCTTGCAACAGGTATAAGTTTTTCTGCTATTTCTTGTAATATTGGAAGGTTGTTGTCTGACACCACATATCTTGAAAATCCTTCTTGATATTCAAAATTTTTTGGATTTAAAACAGCATTAATAAAACTTTCATAGTCTTTTGTATTTAAAACATTATCAACCAATAATGGATCTTTCATTTTAACCAACTGACTACAGCGTACCTTTCGCCTTCAATAACTGGAGACACAGAATGATTATAAACATATGTTGAAGGAAATATTATCATTTGATTAGCCTTTGGCTTAAAGGTAATATTAAAGCGGGGAAAGTTAATTTCTCCACCAGTATAATTATCATTTAAATAATATACAGTAGAAACTCTTCTATGATATGAAGGGTGATCATCTATATGGTTAGTAAATTGCTGACCTTCTCCATACTTTAAAATACCATAAGAATCATGCCACTCTGAAAATATTCCATATGTTGCCATGTAGTCTTTTTCTATTGGATCAAAATTTTCAAAAAACATATTATTTAAATTAGTAAAAAATAATTCTTTAACATTATTAACTAGTGAGACATCTTTAACATTACCTAAATAATTAACACCTATTGTACTTGTATCTCTTGTTTTAGTATTTACTTTTGCATCAGAATATTCTTTGACTCCTGCTGCTGCCCAACTAATTTTTGCTGAAAAAGCACCTTCTTCAATATCAGCATATAGTGTTTCACTGTCAGGAATTACATTACTATATACAACTATTCCTGGCGCTATTTCTTCTTTTATCATTGTCTACCATTTTCCAATGGGGCATATTGCTTTTTCAAGTTGTGTCTTAACCTTCATAAAGCACCCACATTGTTTACATTGTGAAGTTAATTTTATTAATTCTGGGCAAGCCTTGCAAATGTCAAACCTTGTTTTTGCATCTTCATCAGACACACGTTTTGTATTGGGGTTTAACATATCTAATGGAGTTACTCCATTTTTTTCTTTATATAATTCCCATCTACTTTTTGCAACCACAACGGGTTCCTTCGCACTGGTAACCATCTTCTTTCATATTGTAACTGGTCCAGTCCGATAGACTATCATTACTTCTTCCATCTAGTACATAAAATTCATTATCTATAAATTTAGCAGGCTCGCCAGTAGCATATCCTCTTTTATGATTTACTAGGTTTATAACTTTGGGATTGCTTAATATTATTGAACCAAAATACTCTGATGTATGCAAGGTTTCAAGTTCTACTTCATTATTCATAAACTTAATTGTTATACCGTCATTTTCTGGAAAATTATCAGATATGTCTGTGGCATCGGTAAAATCTAAAAATAGATCTGCTCCAAGTTTGCTCGCAGGAATTGTATATAATACATCTTCTTCAATTACAAAGGCTAAGGGTGCGCCACCTGGCTCACTAGTACCTGGGTTAAAAGTTATTTCTATATCTGTAATCATTTTATCTCCTCTGTATATATTCTATCATGATTTGGCAAAACTTTCTACTTTTTTAATTAACATGGTCCCTTGCTTCCAAAAGCAGAACAAGCGTTTATAAAACTACACCCAGGAACTCCCATTGAAACATCAGCGCCAGAGCATTGATATGTTGTAGGTGCAACTGGCGTTGGTGTCGGGGTAGGCGTTGGTGTAGGTGTTGGGGTAGGCGTTGGTGTAGGTGTTGGGGTAGGCGTTGGTGTAGGTGCTGGGGCAAAGTATGGTGGGAAGAAAGGTGGGAAGAACGGAGGGAAGAACGGAGGAGGTGCCGTTGCTGTAATTGTACCAGAAGAAACTTGGCTAGATGTTCCTGTACTATTTGTTGCAGTAGCAAAGGCTCTGTATATAGGGGCTTGTCCAACAATTGCTTCTATGGTTGCTGTAACAGAAGCAGATCCTGCTGAAGAAGCAACAAGTTCGCTTGTTGGACCAGGGGCACTTCCAGTTCTAGAAACTGTAATAAATACGTTGTAAGACGTTGGTGTGTTTGCCCAACCAGATGTACTTGCTGTGATAGTACTTCCTACTACGCTATCTCCAGTCAAAGAAACAGATCCGCCTGATGGAGCAGGAGGAGGAACAAAGCAACCTGCTTGGCTTCCTTGTACAGAACAAGAAACTCCAGACTGAGTACATCCAGAAACTCCGTTAGAAACATCTGAAGCAGAACATATTCCACCATCATACGCTGGTGTTGGTGTAGGGGTCGGTGTTGGTGTAGGTGTTGGTGTTGGAGTAGGTGTTGGAGTAGGTGTTGGTGTTGGTGTAGGGGTCGGTGTTGGAGTTGGTGTTGGGGTAGGGGTTGCTGTTGCTGTAATTATTTCTGGTGATATAACAGCAGGAGTAGATGTTCCTGTAGAGTTAGTAGCAGTAGCAAATGCTCTGTATTTAGGTGCTTGTCCAACAATTGTTTCTATAGTTGCTGTAACAGAGTTAGATCCTGCTGAAGAAGCAACAACTTCGCTTAATGCTGTTGGCACAGTACCATTTCTAGTAACAGTAATAAATACATTATAAGAGGTTGGTATAGAACTCCAACCAAGCGTAGTTGCTGTTATTGTACTTCCTTCTAAAGTATTTCCAGTCAAAGAAACAGAACCACCTGATGGAACAAGGAAACATCCTCCCTGGCTTCCTATTGCAGAACAATCTCCTATAACATTACATCCAGAAACTCCACTTGTTACATCTGAAGCAGAACATATTCCACCATCATACGCTGGTGTTGGTGTAGGGGTCGGTGTTGGTGTAGGTGTTGGTGTTGGTGTAGGAGTAGGTGTAGGGGTTGGTGTTGGAGTAGGTGTTGGTGTGGGAGTTGGGGTCGGTGTTGGAGTTGGAGTAGGCGTTGGTGTTGGTGTTGGTGTTGGTGTTGGTGTTGGTATATCGCTTGAAAGAAATATTCCTATTACGCTATAGTTACGGAATAAAGGACTCATGGGTTTCCCTTTATAAACTAAGCAAACTTAGACTGAGATGCTAGACATGTAAACGTGGCATTGGAAATTTTTCTAATTTGCAACATGTATACATCTGTCGCATTAATATTTCCTGCGCTAGGGGCTGTTCCACCCAGCCATTTAGGAGTAACTGAGTTACCGTCAATAGTATATCCAGTAGCGTAATATGCCGTTGAACCGTTTGGTGATTCAAAAACAACTGTAATAGAATCTCCAATTTGCATTAAAGAATTCAGGGTATTTGTTGAGTCACCTCTAACATTTATAGTGTAGTTCCCAGTGGCATTAGATGTTATTACATTAAAAGATGATGTAATTGTATCAATATTTAGTGTTCCAGTTGCAGCAGTTGCTGATATGTTTATTTTTTCTTTAGGGGATACCAACAAAATAGAATCTGCAATATCAAATTGGTCAGTGTCTGCATTCCAATCAATACCGTCTCCAGCAAGTACTGAATATCCATCAGTGATATTATTAATAGCATCAGTTACATATGTTTCTGTTGCTAAACTTGCTGTGTTTGCAATACCGTGGACATTTAGTGTTAGTGCAGCATGTGTAGAGTCTGCATTGGCTAAACTTTTAAGATGTCCTGCAACGGATTTTGTATTTATGCTTGTTGCTGTTCCATTTAAATCACTTGTAGTTGGAATAGTGGTTGATCCATAGTGATAGAGTCTTAATGCCTCTTGAATATCTGCTGCATCGGCATAGCCAGGAATCTTGGTTGGGTATAAACCAGAACCAGTTTCCGTATCATCAATAAATTCAGCAGCCATTAGATATCACCATTTTAAATTATACCACCGTAATTAGGAAATGAATATATACTGTCCTATTCAGACCAACCCAACTTCCTTCTGAAAATTCAACGGCATTTATATCAACTGGAAGAATCTGGTCACCAGTTCCTACTTGAAATGCTAAAGGCTTAACTGTAATAGAGTGTGCAATAGGATTTTCTGGATCAGAAAAGGTGCATTGGATGTTAAAGTTTTCTGCTGTTAGACCACCTATAAGACTTAATGGAGCAATATTAGATATCTTGAAATCAACTTCATTTGTTGTTGTTCCATTTGTAAAAGCAACCTCTCGGATAACACTAAACTTATCTGTCATCAATGTTGCTGTCTCTACCCAAGTATTAACACCAGCAACACTTTGGTACTGATACATAACTAAGTAATCTTCGTCAGTTGCTTGAACATTAATATATAAGTCAAGAAGTTGTAATGTAACAGAATGTGATACTGTGTTTGGGTTTCCATATCCTACAAGAAAAAGGTTTCCTCTATCTCCTTGTGGACCAAAATCTACTTCAACATTAACATTGGCTGTACCACCAATTACTTTAACGTCATCAGATGATACAAATATATTTGTCATTCTACCGTCCACTTAGCATAAAGTGTAACTGGATCATATGGAGATAAAGGAGTATAAGAATTATTTGTAACCTGTACTCCAGAACCTGCTGGTCCAGTAAACCATCCACCAAATACATAACCTGTTCTAATTGGTGCTGTTGTTGGAATTGATAAAATTGCTGATTGAGGAATATATGATGTTGATCCTCCAATTTGGCTTGTTGTTGCACTTTGATTATTGTAAGTAACTGTTGGTGGTAGCCACTTAGGATAAAGTTTTATGTCTGCACTAACTGGAATAATATCTCCTGCAAGGTAAACAGTTCCTGAATTATCTGCAAACTTTGTCCATCCGCCAAAAGTGTATCCTACCCTTGTAAGTGTCCCATTGTTTGCAACAACAACATTTTGGTTTGGAAGGTACTTATTTATATCTACTGGAATAACGCCATCTGTTGCATTAGTATTATGATAAATAACCCTATATGTTGGAATTGCTCTATTAAGATCTCCTATGTCTTGGGTTACATCATCTGTTACTGAAATAGATCCAGTCAATAGCGTAAACACATAATCATAGGTGTTTGAGCCCTGCCTATAAATCTGAACGTCATAAACATAGGTTGTATCTGAATCCATAACAGCACCATTTTCTGGAGTAATAGCACAAGTTATATATGTTCCATCTGTTGAGATTATTGCGCTTCCAGTAATTTGATCTGCAACACCTGCTGCACCTCTAATCTCGGCAATTTTAAATGTGGCATTGCTATAGCCATCTAATTGAAAAATAGATCCGTCTGTTTTTTGAGGGTATACCTTAAACTCATGGGTGTCGCCCTTATAATAATTTATATTTAATTCGCCTGGAAATGCCATAGTTTTATTATACCACGCTGACATATACAGAATTGAAAATTACAGATGAGTCAAAGTCTGTTCTAATTTGAGGAACTGCCCCATTGCCCCACATAGACGTGTTCTCTATAAATATGTTTTGGGTAACTGAAAGGCTATAAGTGTTTTGATATTTAAAAGAGCCTACAAACTGTACAAATTCTTGATCATTACTTGCAAAATATGTTCTTAACCAAACCTCAGTGTTTGAATTGTATGTGGTTAGGTCAATATTGTATGTTATGAATACCTGTGAGCCTTCTTTAATACCGTGGAAGTTTAGGGCTCTTTGATGGCTATTCCAAAGACTGCTACAGCCTTTAGGAAGATATTTTTCATTTTGAGTTTGTTCTTTTGTGTCTAAAACAAGAGTTACCCAGCCATCATCTCCTTGTGATATTCCAAGTTTTGTTGGTTTGGTAGGCATATTTTTATATGAAGCCCAACCTGACTGCTGGCCTGAAGAGGATAAAGAACTTTCTCCATCTTTACCTGGAAAACCTCTTTCTCCTCTTAGTCCTTGTTTTCCTTCTGGTCCTTGTGGTCCTGTTTTACCATCTTTCCCATCTTTACCTGTTGGCCCTTGTGGACCTGCTGGACCAGGTAGTGGAATAAATGAAAGACTACTATCTGAGTTACCAGATGCTTGACTTTGTTCTACTTGTGCAGCATAACTTGATTTTTTTGCATTGGGGAAGTCCATAGACTTAGAAGTAGCCATAATGCCATTATCTCACGGTATTAAGTCAGTGGATCTATAGCAGTAATGATTCCATTAGTAACTGTAACTAATTTACTGTCTGGAGTTTCAAATGTTCCTGTTGCTCCCGTTGGTAAATCTCCAAGGGTTGCAACAACCTTGTCCTCGGCGGCATAAGTTGAAGTCCTATTGCTATTAACTGTAGCACCAAGATAAGTATTAATGTTGAATGATGATGGCACTACACTTGAGACAATGTTAACTTCAGGTGCAATAATATCTACTTTTCCAGAAGCGGCTTGTAAAATTATATCTGCATCGTTAGCATATAGACCAAGATCATCATTGTCTGAATTTAATAGACCAAAAACTGTGAGACCCATTTCTGGTCCAACAAGAGTTCCATCTGATCTAAAATGCCAGGAATTAGAGTTAGTTGAAATACGGACAAAGTTATAGGTTTGATTTGAAGTAAAGGTTACTCCAGTTACTGTTAAAGTTTGCAAGCCTTCAGTTGGGCTATTTAAAACTAAATTCGCAATCGGATAAGAGATATCATTAACAATTACAGAATCTCCTTCAACAATTTCTGTGGCCATACTTAAAACAAAAGATTCACCACTTGCATAATTTACGTTAAGTGCAGAATAGGTAGTGTCTTCCCCTCTTGTATGAACTGTAACTTCTCTGCTTTGATCAGATACTTGAACGTTATTTAATTCCGCCCCAAGAAATAGGTCTGCATAAGAGTTATCTGGGGTTCCGCCAGCACGAACATGAATGTGATCTGGAGCGGTAGGGTCAATGATTATGTATTGATCAGTCTGAAGAGTATTATCTGGATCTAGTTGTAGCGTTGAATATCCACTACCATCTCCCGAAGAATCTGGCGAATTAATAATTTCCCCGCCACCAGGAAGTGTTAAGTATCCCTGTAAGCCAAATTGCCACTCGTACTGTGCGTTACCTTGGTCGACATAGTTTGTGATTATGGTCGTAGAGTCATGAGACCTGAGATTTAACTCGTCGTTTGCTTGGACAAGTATGTTATCGTCCGCAGTAAGCCACAAGTCGTCTCCTGCATGAACATTCAAGTCTTCAGAAGACCCTGATTGAATTGTTAATTCTTTGTTGCCAGTGACAGTAATTGAACTATTTGTTTCGTCAACATTTGTAAATACAAAGTCAGCAATGTTTGCAGTTCCGCCACCTGTGTTAGTAGAGAAGATATCCCACTCTGCAGTATTACCAACTGGATCTGCTAAACCACCATTTGCTTTTGCAATGTATAAGTTATTGTCGCTTCCTCTTACAACTGCAAGATCTGTAATGTATCCATTGCCTGAGACATAGTTTCCTAAGTATACAAGTCCGCTAGAACCGTTTGTTCCATCTGTACCCTTTGCTGCAAGTAAATTCCAAAATCCTGGTGAAGGAGTATCTCCAACATTTCCGCCATTTGCACCAACACGATACCAAAGTTGTCCGTCATAAGTTGCAAGATCTCCAACGGCATATGATGCTCCACCGCTATACTCTCCAGTATAATTCCAAAGAGCATCTGCTCCGTCAGCGCCATCGGCACCTGGTGCTCCTGGTGTTCCGTCTCCGCTACCACCTGTTGTAGTAAACCGTGCCATTATCCTTCAAGCCCTGTTTGTAGAATTGCAACCTTTGAACTATTAACAGTTGAGATTGCATAAAGTGCATCTTGTCCAGGTAGTTCAATAGAAAATGCTGCACCTGGAGCAATGCGATATCCATAATCAGATGCAGTGACTCCTTCTCCACCAACGTATACGTAAGCAGATTCGTGTATATTTTGAATGGTAATATCCATTCCAGAGTGAAGTCCGTTTGGACTTAGGCGAGTAGCAGTTGTATTGCTCAGGGTTGTGTGGGCGTGTAAAGTCATTCCTAAATTGTATCACTTATTTATTTTAAATATTTTATTCTTGATTCTAATTACTGGTGGCAACTCAGGTCTTGGAGTTGTAACTTTTACTACTGCCATTATAGGCTACCTGTAACATCTCCAAGTACAGAAATGGTTCCAATCAAAGGTGTCCAGATTGTTTCTCCATCAATAGTTACTTGAAGGTCAAATGTTAATTCTGTTACAACTGACTTAAATCCAGTACCCCAAAATTCAGTAATAGATGCTGGAGCCATAATATCTACATATCCTTCTCCTGCCGTAACTTCCAGGGAATCAAGAAAATCAGACTGAGGATCATAAGTAGTAGCCTCAAAGGTCCAATCAGAGGTATCAAAATATGTTTCTTCGTCATCTTCTAAAAATTCAATGCGAAGCGGAGAGGTATCTCCTCTAACAATTTGCCATTTGATTCTGGCTGGGTCTGCTCCAAATATTTCAGGTGAACACGGATTCATAATACTTAGATTATACCATAAAAAAAGACTAGTACTCAGGCTGGTGGGTATGAAAGACAAACCAGAGTACTAGTCAACTTAAAGTATATCATATAGGTACAATTTGGACAGTTATATTTAAAGTTATCAAATTGTTATAATAGATAATGTCCGTTTTGTCATAATAAGTCTTAATAGTCAGGATGTCGGATAGTGTATACTTAAAATATATAAGAAAAAAGAACTATCTTTAAGGTTTGTATTTACAAGATATCTTATATATAGTATATAGAGTTATTTAGATCTAGAAATAAATTCAATTAATATATCGTACATGTGATCAAGTTTAGCCTTCATAACTTTGTGATCTTCTTTCATCTGATTTCGACTAATATCTGCTTCATTAATGCGAAGTTCTAGTCTATTAATTTGATCTTTGACACTTGAGCCACCATTGGCTTTAAGTTCGCTTAAATAATGTTTGACAAGCCATTTGATTCCAAAGGCGATTGATGATACAATTGTTAAGATGGCTACTATAAGGGAAGCCCAATCTTGTACTGTCATAATAAGATTATTATAAGGGGTATATTCGAAAAATGAAAACAGCCATACTCGAAACACTTGAGCATTCCAAAAATTTAATTATATCCCCCGACATGGATGGTTTTATGACCGCAAAATTATTAGAGCGTTTTAACGGTTCGAAAATAGTAGGTTCATACGATAAAAATATTTTATGTTTGGCCGACGGGATCAATGCAGAAGATTGTCTATTCGTTGACTGTGATATGAATCGAGAAGAGTATGTATCTCTCGGAAATCATATGCGCTTACTTGATGATAATATGTCAATCGAGTCGTTTAATCCAAATGTGCACTTCGGCGTGACGACATATACTGACAAGTTCCCATACGCAACCGCCTTTTTGATAAGTTTCGCAACAGAGGTTCAAACCTCCGAACAAGACCTTATACGCATGGCTTTTGCTGATTCAACTCTAAAGAATATGGAGAAGTACAGCGACAACATGCGAAATTGGTCTAAACGGATGGAGCATTTGGCAGTAAAGTATATAACAGACAATTCGGACATTGCAAAAGCAAATGATGTACAAGCAAGGTTTGATTATATTGATCAATCATTTACATCTAAAAGATACGGCAAGGAACGTTACCTGAATACCCTAAATAAGGCCTTAGAAGACCAGGAGATGAGTTTTGAGCCATTAGTCCAGGGTATGAAGTACATGTGCGATAAAGTAGGTATCAACACCGTTATCAGGTATAATAGAGATATAGTGTCATATGCTGAGATATTCGGAGGAGAGTATTCGGTTACATATGATCAAGAGGTGGAGTGGAATTGAGTGATGTTTCCTTTGGTGATTTGTTTGATCCTAATCAACCAAGATCAAATCGTGAACTCATTGAGTCCCGCCTAAAAATTTGTAATGAATGTGAGTGGTTTAAAAAATCACTTCAGAAATGTAGGAAGTGTGGATGTTTTATGAAATTAAAAACCACATTATTAGAAGCAAAATGTCCAATAGAGAAATGGTGATCAAATGACAAAAGAAGAAGCAGTAGCAATTATGTTAGAAAGCATCAATGCAGATAACATTGCATTAGGTCTTCAGGCTGGAATGGATGAAGAGCAGTTAAAAAATAGTATTGATCAGAGTCAGCCAAGCCTTAGTTTTATGATGTCAAATATATATGATAAGTTGCAAGATAGTGGAGTCATTGTTTAAGATGTATAACGAATGAATTGTGCTATTTCATGTGATTCGTTATGATATTTACCGTGGAATTTTTCTTCAATTTGCTTTGCAATAACAAACCTTAGTTTTTGTTCAATCTGAAATAAATAAACCGCTTGTGCTTGCTCTGGAGTTAAAATCTCTTCTTTATTCATTCTTGAGCCTTTAAAAATAAATCTACAGTCGAAGCATCATAGGAGGCAATACCTTTTGTCCATCCACCTTCTGGTCTTCCCATATCTTCCCAAAATACTTCTCTACCCATATTGTCAGTAACTGGCATAGGTTTTGATTCATACTCTGGTTTCTCTTGTAATTCTATATCCCAGGCGTTTTCGAAGTTTTCTAATATTCCCATAGATCTATTATACCCTATCCCGTGGAAAATCTGAAAAATTTTGTAAAACCCAAATAGCCTAAAATCTGAATAATTTGTTCAGATGTATGATACGTGTTTATGTATATAAAACCTAAAAAATATAGTGAGCACATATCTCCTAGCGATTTTGTCAAGTCGACACGCCAGTACCCGCATAAAAGTTATCAAATTGTTATACACTACAGCCCACCCTGTGGCGTACATCACATTCGACCCCCGCCCTATAAGTGCAGGTCAGAGCCTTGTCATAATTTGTGGCGTACATCACAAATCAAAATGTCCGTTTTGTCATAGTTACCGCTCAGTAGATGTCAGACCCCCCTGCTATACTTCTATATATAGAAGGTTGAAAAAGAAGTAAACCTAACTAAAGAAAGGAAGTCAAAATGACTTCACTAATTGACATAACACCTCAAGCCGATTGGTCTATTGAGTGTGAAGATTCATATTGCGATGGATATGGTTGCGATATCCACGATTCATATTTAGGTGGAAAGTGTGAGATTGCAGATTGCACATCTCCTGTTTCATCTCACCTTGTCCTTATCAACAATGCAGAAACTAATATCTGCAACTATCACTTTAACTAATAGAAAGGAATTCAACATGAATTCACTAAATACAATAGTATGCGAAACGCATACACCTCAAATGTCCGCTATCTCTAACACATACAATATGTGTTTCGATGAGCAATTCACATTCTGCACAGAGTGTGAACAAAATATCGAGCGTTGGGCTGATTCGTCAAACCCATATGCTCCATGGTCTAAATGGAAGGTATCAGAATAATGACTACACTAATTCGTCTTGATTCAGTATGTGGAAAGACACATACATTCGTTGATTCATATGACTTCAACCTCAACCCTAACGGGTCTATCTGTTGCGATAACTGTCGCTCAATTTTAATCTGCCGTAAGGCATGGGATTTTTTATACAAAGGAGTAAAATAATGAAAGATATGCAACTACTTGCAGACATTCGCAAAATGTCTACAGAAATTCGCTATGGCAATGCTGATAGTGGCACACACTATCTTCTTGGTTATGTGTGGACAACACTTACAGAAGAACAACAAAACGAAATTGCAAAATCGTTTCGTGAACAATTATCTATTTTAGAAAATGCAAAAGAAATGATAAAAAGATAAATAAAAAAGTTTTGCATAACTAAACACTATGCAAAATTTGCTAGGTGATCTACTAGGGCTCGTGTCAAGTCGACACACCGATAGTTTTAATATTGTTATGTAAATGTTATAATTCCCCTGGAAAATGTGACCTACATCTCATGTGACTAATCTCACAATGTCCGTTTTAGTATAATTTGTACCCCTCAATATGTCAGACCCCCCTGCTATAATGTATATATAAAGAAAACAAGCGGTAAAGAATTCCGCTAAAGAAAGGAGTCAAATATGACTCACTATAACGAAAGTATCCGCAAGGATATTGCCCTCGAATTTGGTTTAGAGGCAGGTGGATACTCTCCACGCCCTACCAATGTTCTCCCTACTCGTATCGCTCAGCGTATTGCTAACAAATACCCAAGCGACTATTCACAAGGTAGATTCAACTCTACCCTGAATCCTAAAGCGGTAATAATCGCTCAGCGATATGTCGCTATCATGTCCGTACTAAAGAAAGGTGCTAACTAATGAGCACACTCTATCCACTTGATTCCGTTTGCGGAAACACAATAGCATATGTAGATGCATATGATATAAACCTAAACCCTCACGGCTCTATCTGTTGTGATAATTGCGAAAGCATACTAATTTGCCGTAAGGCTTGGGACTTTTTATATAAAGGAGTAAAATAATGAATAAATATAATGTGCTTATATCTTATGTCGTAGAGGCAGAAGATGAGATGAGAGCGGTATTCGCTCTAAACAAATCACTATACCCACTTAGCGAAAACGAAATCGCTAAATTCAATGCGTTTCATGTAGAGGAGTCTAAATAATGATAACACTAAAACTAACTACCTTCAATGGTAGCACTAAGGCTATGCCTTTCAATACCCCGTTAGATGTCGCTATGTACATGAGCGCACTCAGTAATGCACTACCTAAATCAGTAGTGTTGCAGGTATCTTGCGATGCCCTTGGAATATCAGGTCACTTGAAAGGAAACAAATAATGAACATACACGGACTAATCGAAAGCATTAACGAATATTTAACTTGGTTAGATAGTGCAACAGATCCAGCGGTGATTGAAAATAATATTCTTTCACTAATAATGTTATTTAATTTTTTATTTTATTTTTTAGGATTTGATATTTAATGAATAACTTTTTTTCAAGCGGTAGCGCATTGTTTTGGTTCTCTATGATTTGCTTACTAAGTGGATCTTTTTTATTCGTGAAAGGCGAATGAAAAACGCTAGGCAAAAGTTATCCACAGGGTGATGTGCATAACTAATGTGATACGAATCACACGATTATTCCCCTGATTTACGGCGTGTCGATTTGACTTTTTGACATTTTTATGCTATACTTCTCGTATAAAGAAAATTGATAAAGGTTATCAATAAAGAAAGGAATTCAAAATGAATTCACTAAAAACTACAGTATGTCAAGAACATACACCTCATATCCCTGCTATCTCAAATGTAAGAGATGAGCAATATACCTTTTGTGAGGTATGCGAAACTAATATCGAAAGATTTTGGTTAGAATTTGACGGTGACCGTATGGATATGTGGTCAAAATGGACTATCTCTCGATAGTGACCAACGTCACATTCCTAATGTCCTAAATGTCCGAATTTGGATTTGATATTGTCAGTCCAAAATGCTATAATAGATAATATAAACAAACTACGAAAGGAAGTCACTAAATGACTTACACTATAATCCTTGAAACCTTTTCAGGTTCAACAAAAAAGATTGACATGCCCTCAAAAGGTGCGGTTGCTCAATTCATCTCAACTTATCCAACTCAACTCCCTGTAGGCGTTGCGGTAAAAGTATCTTGCGACGCTCTCGGCGTTCGTGGAACACTTAGAGGAAAGGCAACTCTATAATGCAACAGATTGCGGGAATGTGGATATGCGATAATTGCGATACCCTTGCTATCGTGTCAGTCGGTACTGATACAATAAATATAACACAATGCCAATGTGTGCAACTTTCAAAAACAAACAACTAACAAAGGACAGATAAAAATGGTAAAAGTAGAACACAATCTAAAGTTCATCACAGAAGTAGACGAAACTCACCCAGTAGGGAAACAACTTATGGCTATCTCAGAGTCAATGCGTATTGAATTGCTTGAAGGTATGCTAAAAGAATTGCTTGCACCAATGATTCAGCCTGCTATAGATGAAATAAATAAAAATGGCTCATACGCAATTCTAAAGGTGGCAAAATAAAATGATGACACGAAAAGACTATGTCGCAACTGCTGAAATTCTAAGCAATTATTCAAGTCTAATTGAAAAATTTGCTTTTGAGGATTTGGTCTATGATTTTTCAGATATGTTTTTATCTGACAATCCAAGATTCAATCCAATGACTTTCAAAAATGCATGTTATATACAAGAACTTGCAGAAAAATAAAAAATAAAAATAAATCCTGAGCAAGATTTCAAACTGCTCAAATTTTCGCTAGGCGATCATCTAGCGTGTCGTCCACAGGCTGTGGATAACCTTACGTTGAATGTGATTTTTCTCACAGAGTTTGAGCGTCTTACTATGTGGAATTACTGGCAAGTAATGTGAAAATGTCAGTCGCATATGCTAAGATTATTTATATAAACAAAAAGAAAGAGGTTGGCAAATGTCAGCAAATGTATATACAATACAAGACCTACTCATAGGAACAAATTACAACTCACGCACTCTGCAAGGTGAGATAACCTCAGCAGAAAAACACCCAAAGGGTATATGGTATCAAGGTTGCGAAACTTATCTTGTAGAGGTTGCACCTAATAGCGGATACAATAATTTTGGTCGCAGAACCTATCGCACAGTAGCAGTAAAGGTAAGTGAATAATGTTGAATATAATTGATAAAACAGAATTCTATGAAGTATCAGATGAACAGTTTTTTTGTTGCGATGAAAGTCAATTCAAGTACTATTGTGAAGAACACTTAGAATTCATGGGTTGTTACTATTGTGAGTTTGATTATACAAAGAATTGTGAGGAACAATAATGGGATATATAGAGATATTTAGAATTGACAAAGACGGTGCAGGGTGGGTAGACTTAGAGTCTGCAACACCCGATGAATTATTCAATATTGAATTGGGCTTACTAAATGAAGGCGCATTATTTACAACGAAAGAGGCTAACTAATGGAATACGAATACGCAGTAACAAGTGCATATGACGGACACGCTCCTCATTGGACACAACGCTATGAAAATGAGTTTGGTGCATGGGAAAGTTTTTTCCGATTCACCGACTGGGGAATGGCTAACGAATATCGAACAGTCAATATCTCAACGCCAACAGGCAAAATGTATACTAAATTATTTTATCGTGACGGAAGGGTTGTAGTAAAAGTATGAACGGATATGAATTCAGAACGGCACTTGCAAAGATAGCGCCAGACTATGATATACAACAGGATAACTATGGACAACTAATAATCTATACCAACCTAATGGAAATAGATAATGACGAATATGTAGAATGGGTAGACGAATCAGAGGAGAACGAATAATGGGAAGTGTAACAGCGTTAGGAATACAGGATACAGTATTGGACTTAGAAACTCAGATTCTATATCACTTGAAGGGTAATCACTATCCTCCCGTACCCGCAGAAATGGTAGCCCCTTGCATTGAAGCAATTGACGCATACTATGATGAGGACTATGACCGCATGATTGACATGCCAAAGGTTGGTGACTTTCAGATTCTATATCGTGGAAGTACGCAAGCACCTGCAAGGGCTATTATTGAACAACACCACTTGGAATTTTGGCTTCCTGAATGGGAGGACTAATGAGCGTACAAACCTATAACGAATTAGCAGATCACTACGGACATTCCTTAGATGTTGCTATCTATGGTGACCAGCAAAATATCGCAATTGAATGCGAAAACTGTAATGAAGTCTTACTTGATTTTGACAATGAAGGGATCTAAATGTCTGATACAATAAACCTTATGGAATTGGTATATGCAGATTTACTCACGCCAGCACAACTAATGGAAGATGATCTCGTAGAGATTGAAGGCTCTATTGTTGATGTAATATCAATTGTAGATGATTCTACTGGAGATAATTATACAATTACTTATCGTAATGAATATGGTGAGGAAGATGTATTTGAATGTAACTACGAACATGTATTCAAGTTATATGTATTCGTAGAACATGAAGAAGAATAAATAAAAGTATTTTTTGTGTGCTTCCCCGCACAAAAATGCCTAGGCAATTTACCTAGCGTGTCGGTGTGAGATTTATCACATTTTAAGATTTGACATTTTTTATCCATGTATGCTAAGATTATTCTATGAAGAAAAATCCAGAGGAATTACGTAGGCTTATGGAATTACGCCGTAGCAACGCTGCATCTTCTGTGCCCTCTAAAAAAACTTACAACCGTAAGAAATGTCAGACCCAAATGCTACAATTGAAATATCAACAAAAAGGAGAATAGCCCCATGGGAAATATCGCAGATGAATTCTATGACGAAAACTATGACGAATACTATGCAACAACCTGCCCTGAATGTAAAGAAAACTCAGTAGATGAGTATGAAGAAAAATGCACCCATTGCGTACTTGAAGAAATGTCTGCAACCTATAATGAAGATATCGCATTAGAAATGAGCCTCGGACTTGACTACTAATACAATTACTCTAAAACTAAAACGCTCCAACGATAGAAAGGTGGCTAACCTTGTCACAAAAAATGGAAAGCAAGCCGCAATTGCCAATACCTTCGGACTACCTGCAGGAAAGGCCTATTCATGTCCTGGTGCAACGTCTATCTGCGAAACTGTTTGCTACGCAGGCAAATTGGAAAAGATATTCCCAGGAGTAAAAACTAATCTGCTCCATAACTGGGCCTTGCTAAAAGACGCAGACTATGAAACTATGGTCGCACTACTAAAAGAAATGATAGTAGATTTTATCAAAGATTGTGCAAAGAAAGACGCACCTATGCTATTCCGTATTCACTGGGACGGTGACTTCTTCAATGATACATATGCCTATGCATGGAAGCAAGTAATCATGGATTACCGTGATGTTCAATTCTGGGTATACACTCGTGTAAAGTCTGCAGCACTTATGCTAAAAGACCAACCTAATCTCTCACTATACTATTCTACTGATAGCGAGAATAAGGATGAGGGTATTGAACTCAAAATGGATCACGGCATAAAGTTAGCATACCTTGCCAAGAATTTTGAAATAGGCCAGGCAGACATGAAAGCACTAACGGGAAGACCTGGCGCTAAGTGTCCTGAAAACAATAAGCAAATTCCACTTATCTCAACTAATGGCTCGGCTTGCGTTTCTTGCTCATTGTGTGTATACTCTAAAGCAGACATAGTTTTTTCTGCGACTAAGAAATGAGATGTAATGGGTGATGTAATTATTTTATTTCTAACTGCAATATTTTTATATTCTATTTTTGCAAGTCCCTTGTAACTAAGGGGCCCTAGGGCAAAAATGTTGATTTGTCAAGTTTAGACACGCCTTTAAGATGTAATTAAGGTCACACCCCAGAACCCCCCCAGGATTTGCATTTATGACATTTTTCTGCTAAAATTATACTATAACTAAATAGCGTAACATAAATCAAGACCCCAAAGTAATCTCAGTATGTGAGAAATGTCAGATTCCAATTTGACATTTTTATCTACAAAATGTTATACTTAGGTATAAGAAAAAATAACCACTAAACAGAAAAGAGAAAATAATGTCAGTAGCAACAGCAACATACAAGGTCGGCGACCTCTACACAACTCAGAAGTCAAAGGTAACTGGAACAATCCAAGAAATCACACCACAGGCTAATGGTAATGTACGAGTCAAGTTAGATGTAAATGGTTCAGCCCGTTACACAACTTGGACGGCAAAGTAAGTTTAGCAATAACGCTAAAGCAACTATCCTGAGCATGATACAAAACTGCTCAACACAACCCCCTAACAAATATCCCACAACAGAAAAGAGAAAAACAGATGGCAAGAGGAAAAGCAATCTCAGTAAAAATACCTACTCAGCGTGTAATTGACGCACTCACACAATCACTAAATAAGTTAGAACTTGACTTTGTATCACAAGAAGCAAAAGAAGCAAAGTATCAAGAAGCATACAAGGCATGGCAGACAGAATTAGCAAACTATGCTATTGCCCATTTCTCAAAGGCTGAGAACATCAGAACGAACTATCGTTCATGGAACAAGACTCTCAATGTTGATTTTGATATTGTCGGTAGTGATTCTAATTTCCCTGCTGAGCCTGAGAAGGATTTTGATACAATCCACAAGCACGAATACAATAACCAAAAAGAGGAAATTGGCAACGCAATTCGTATCCTAAAGATGACAGATGAGGAAACAGTTTCCACATCAACTTATCAAGCGGTAGCCCGTTACCTATAACTTTCCTATACACCTCTAATTGAGGTACACGGGAATAAACGACCTGAGTATGTCGCTAAACTGCTTACTAAGTTTCATCTCTGCTAAGCCCCAGGCCATGATGCGTGGGTATGCCTGAGATGATGATCCTGAGTATGATCCAAAAAGGCTCCCCGCAAGGGAATTGCATTTGTCAGACCCCCCTGTTATACTTAGTATAAACAACAAGAAGGAGCCCCAATGGGATTAGATATGTATCTCAACGCACGAAAGCACTTAGAAAAAATAAACTGGAAAGCGCTACAGTCCAATGATGAGTTATCTTACAACTCACCCGAAGCCGTCTATCCAAAATTCAATGACCTATTAGAGTTGACTCAACTCACGGATGTTGCTACAGATATTTATGGAGCAACCGTAGAGGTTACCTGTGCCTATTGGCGCAAGGCTAATCAGATACATAACTGGTTTGTTACTAATATTCAAAAGGGTGAGGACAACTGCGGTGAGTACTATGTTCCACAAGATAAACTAACAGAACTAATGGTTATCTGTGAACACGCACTTGAATCCAAGGACCCAACACTACTACCACCACAAGCAGGATTTTTCTTTGGTGGCACAGATATTGATGAATGGTATTGGAGAGATTTAGAAAGTACCGTTACTCAGTTGAAGCGTATCTTTGCTTTACCTGAAGTAGATAATCTATCATTCTACTATTCATCATCTTGGTAACTGGCATTTGTCAGTACCCCGCGATATAATTATACTAACCAACAAATAGAAAGAGGCCCCTATGGACCGCATGGAAACATCATATCCAACAGTAATAACTGCAACAACAGAATTTCTTCAAGGACAAATTACTAATCTTGAAGAAATAGTCAAAAGTAAAGATGAGCACATTCAGCGTATCACACAGCGTGACTATGCAACCGCTGGAGAGATAAACAAAATGCGTAACGACATGCAAGAGTGGACTCTTTCCGAATTGCGCGACGGAGATATAACAGAATCACAAGCCGAAGCAATTTCTAATATCTGCGGATTTGAACTAATACAAGAAGTTGAAGTTGAAGTTACTGTAACTTACAACCTAACACTGCAGGTACCTCACGACGAAGATACAGAATCAATTATAAATGATATTGATTTTGAATCAGTGTCATATAATTCTGACAACATCACTTGGCTTAGCGCTACAGTTGATAGAATTGATTTTTAGTAGGGGGCTACTAATAGACATACCAAAAGTCTCTAAACTGGGTAAGGGCCCTGAGCATGGCCACGTAAACTGCTCATTCTTTATTGAAATTTCCTAGGGGGCCTGTGGATAACTTTGTCAAGCCGACACGCCCATTTAAGATGTGTGATTAAGATCACGCTGGAAATTGTCCAATTTGTCTATGCCTAACTATCTTGATTTGCATATGTCAGTCCGTCCTGCTATACTTAGAATTCAACAACAGAAAAGGAAAATAACTCATGGCACATGACATCGAAACACAAAACGGCAAGGCATCATTCGCATCTTTCCGTGAACCCGCTTGGCATGGATTGGGTACCGTATTTACAGAAGAAAAATCAACCTCAGAAATGTTAGAGGCAGCAAGCCTCAATGGTTGGAATGTTCGTCTGGAAGATTTGGAAACCCCTACACATCTCACAAGCGACAAGAACTATCAGTATGTTCTTCGCACTAACCCTACAGATAATTCTCAGACCGACATTCTTGGTGTCGTGGGTGAGCGTTACCATGTAATGCAGAATGAAGATTTATTCTCATTCGGTGATAATATCCTTGACGGTGGTGGTCGTTGGGAAACCGCTGGCTCTATCAAGGGTGGTCGTGTTGTATTCGGTGCTCTTGCATTAGAGCGTGAAACAATTCTTGACCCTTCAGGTGTTGCAGATAAGGTCAAAACTTATTTGCTCATCAACACATCACATGACGGTTCGATTGCAATTCAAGCAAGCATTACACCTGTTCGTGTTGTATGCGCTAACACTCTCAATCTTGCTCTTGGTTCAATCAAGAAAAAGAATGGCATCAAGCAATCATTCAAGATTCGTCACACTCAGACCGCATCTGGTAAAGTTGCGATTGCTCGTGAAACTCTTGGCATGGCTAATAAGTACATGGACGAATTCGACATCATGGCAAAGGCTATGATTGAAAAAGAGGTAAGTGCTAAGTCATTCAATGACATTTTGCTCGCCTCATATCCTAAGCCTGAAAAAGACTCTAAGGGTGCTTTCAAGAAATGGGAAAATAAAATCGACATGGTAAATGATATTTACACAGGCGAGTTCAATGGTATGATTGCTGGTAATGCGTGGGGTGCTTTCAATGCACTTACAGAACGCCTTGACTGGTACCGTTCTGCTCGTGGTGGTTCTAACGAGTCAATCCTTGCATCTGCAAGTGGTTTTGACCCTGCTATCAATGCAGAAAAAAATCGTTTGCTAAAAGTTGTGCAAAATGTTATGTCTTTAGCATAACAAAAAAATCCTGAGCATGATTGAAAACTGCTCGCATGGAGTGTTAGCATAGTTGGTGAATGCGCTACCCTGTCACGGTAGAGATCACGGGTTCAAGTCCCGTACACTTCGCAAATCGCCTAGGGGCATGTCCGTTTTGTACCATTTGACATTTTTGATAATATCTATTAAGATGATCAAATAACATTTCCCACATTTTTTGATTACGATAGTTGACATTTATCCCCTAAAATGCTATGATTAATACATGACCCAAACAACATACAAACCATACACAATATCAGAACTCGTAATGGAAATTTATGAGGACAACCTATCGCACTTTGAATTTATGGAAAACATGAACGGTGGAGATTGCGATTGCACTCTTCATCAATGCATGTGGCTTATCCAACAATATTGGGGAGAGTAATGTTAGGCTATACTAAAGAAGATTTAGATAATATGTCCATGGCTATTCATTCTGTTATAACTACCGTTGATTTTAATAATGATCCCTGGCTACACGACCACCTATATAAGGCAACAGAATTCCTTGATGGACTATGGGCAGAAGGGTACTTTGACTAATGTGGACTAAGTATATCTATGTATGTAATACCTGTGATGCTCTTATAGAGGTTACTGCGTGTGTTAGTCCTGAGATTGATCCCGCCTGCATTTGCCAGGCCTCATCCCATGTGACATTAATCTCTTGGGAAGATGCCACGGTATCTCCAACCATTGACACTATAGAAATGTTAGATGAGTTTAAGAGTCAGACAGGTATAGCCATAGACTCTTTAGATGTGAGCAAGGTCACACCCCGTGAAGTTGTAAAAATCAACACGAACCCGTATACTTTATAGTATGGACATAAACACACTCAAAGAATATATAAAGATTCATCTACTTAGTCTTGAACAGGACTATGATCTCCTACCTGACGGGGATAGGGATTCTGTTATTCATTTAAACGGTCAGGTCTTGGCTACCCGCCACCTTTTGTCAGTGGCAGAGGGTATGATAGAGTAATGGAAACAACACAACTGGAACCAAGACTACAGAAACTAATCGACATGGGGGAATCAGGTACTGATATCCTACATGGAGAACTAAAAAACCTGATACTCCTTGCAGAGCAAGAATATAGTGAAATTGCTACTGAGGAAGAAGACGGTGGATACTCAGACGCTATGCTGTCTATGGACCGCACACGAGCAGAGGGAAGGCTTGACGCACTTGTAGAAGTGTATGGCCTAACATATCAACTGGCATTTGCAATTGACGATAGGAGAAAAAATGGGAATGTATGATGAGTCATGGTGTAACTCATGTGGTAAGTCTATCCCCTACACTGACAAAGAAGACTATGAAGCATACTGCGGAGAGTGTGCCTCCATTGATGTTGTAGAAAGCCTTCTTCATTTTGTAGAAGAACGCATATCTGCACTAACCTTAGTACGCAAGTCCTGTGAAGAAGATGGCGACACCGCTACAGATGACTATGCATGTGGTGCTATCGACGCATATGACATTATCCGTATGAAGTTGACAGACCTACAGTCAACAGAGTAAACTTAGTATAAAGAGAGGACCCAATGAATAACTTTATTGAACTTGACTATGACGAGTGGGTAGCCACTTATAAACCTATCCCTAATAATATAGATAAGAATGCTTCCTTCGATGGAATGATGTTTGAAACCTATGGGGATGAAGTTGCCTTTGTAAAGAAGACTGACCCTAATCATATATGGATGTATGGGGATGGCGATGATGGTGGTTCCTTTATCTGGAGCGGCTGGGGATTTGTAAATAGATTGGGATACTTTATCACTGAGATTCCATTCCCCGAAAATACTGACATTCAAATCAGAGTTAGTTTTAATTGGTTCTATTGTGAGAACTGCCAAGCAGAGTTTGAGGACCCTGATAATACTATTAGAGATGCCTTCGACGAACACGATTTGCAAAAATGTACGCAATGTGCTACACTTGAAGAAATGACCCTCGTAGGATTGGAGAAGTAAAATGATACAAGCAAATAACCTAACACTTATTGGAGAGTTCTCAGTAGATAGCGGACAGGCAATTATTGGTGACCCGTGCTATTTAGATGAATGGAAAAACTGGGATAGAGATGTAGATAGTTACGAGAGTAACGAACAAAAAGTTGGAGAGTACGGATATCTTGGTGCCTGCAATGCAACAAGCGGTAAAGGCTTTGGCCAATTGGGTGGAATGAGTGCTGTAGCATTTTCCACGGGATATGGTGACGGAATCTACCCTGTATATGCAGACATAACAGAGGACGGACGAGTTGGTATGATTGTTATCGACTTTACAGGCGAATACAATGTGGAGGAGAACTAATGGGAGCACGTATTAATTTCGTATTTATGGACGGTACCGATTCATCTACAGTACTCTACTCACACTGGGGCCAGGACTCATGGGAGATGGACATTGCTGCTGCCCTGCAGCATGCCAAACCACGATGGGATGATTCTTCATATGGAACACGGATGATCATTAGTCATCTTATTCAGCATTTCATTCTGGATGAGACAGGGTTTGGTATTTATGCTATTAATAATCATGGCTCTATGGACCTTGGAGAACAAACCGTAGTTATTAATTTCACAGACAGGACTGTTACTGATAACCAGTCAGTCGATTGGCAAGCATTTATTAATGCATATGCTCCACAAACTATTAGCGCTTAGCGCCTAATAATGTCAGTGCGGATGGGTCCCCGCTGACTAACTAAATAAAGATAGGGATGGCGCAGTCTGTGGGGGTTGCGCCTCCCTGTCCTTTACGGTATAATGGATTGAGAGAGGTAGACAATGGCTTACAGCGTTCGTAGGAAACCCGAAAGCACTAAAGAAATACAATACTCTAACCGAATGGCTAAACTGCTAACTGAGGATATGGGATTGAACTTGGAAGCACTTGGTTTTCACTTGGTACGAAACCACCCAGTTATCGTAGCACGAAGACTTGAAGTAGTTGCCTTGACCGCAGGGGAAGAGTATGATAAACTTATGACAGGATACTTAGGAGAGGATTACACAGAATTATGGAAGTAGAATTTTCAGATAGATGTGGTATTTTAGGACAGTTTTGGTATGAATTCAGAGATGATGAAGACCTGAAGCCATTCATTGGATACAACGATGTGGGCTTGCCCCTTGCTTGGTTTATTGCAACGGGAGTAGTAACACCGCTACCAATGGCAGAGGAATATGTAAACGAAACATTTGCTATGTTCCTTGACGCTATGGAAGTTACAGAAGAAGATGTCATTGATGTTGATAATCTTGATGACCTGCTCGCAATCGTAGAGCAAAAGAAAAGCGAAAGAGAAAAAGAGTAAACCTGGCTGCACCCTTCGGGGTGCGCCCTAGGGGATCAAACCTTCAAACCTTTCAAACCTTATAGCATCCTAGCGATGTATTACGAACCTAACTAAAAATTTCCCAGAATCTTATTACGATGGTTTGAAAAAAAGTCCCAGAACTTATACCATATCAAACCTTGTTTGTCAAATAGGGGTTATAATATTTATATGGGTAGAAACTATTTCTCAAAGCACGGTGGACCATACTTTATTAATGATGGTTTTTCTAATCATGCTAACAAACCTTCTATTGAAAAAGATAAACAGAATCAGAAGTTCTTTTATGGTTTGACTCTAGGTTGTTTGTTTGTTATACTAGGGGTTATAGCACTACTTAGTTCTCTTGCCTAGATCCCGTCGGACTAGCGCATAAAATAATACTATCAGACATTACGAAGTCCCCGCTTTTTTGGCGGGGGATAAATAAGAATACCCAAACCCCCATATAGAATACATTACGAACCACTCTAAATTTTTCCCTGACTTTCTGAAAGTTTTCCAAACCTT